CTAAAACTGCGCTCGGGTTGAAGGTGGCGTTGACTGCAACGGCTGGCGCGGCGGTGTACATGATTCGACAAACCGCCGCCCAAGAAAAAGAGCTGAAGAAGTTAGCCACCTTAGCCAACAGTACCACGGACGCCTTTGCGGGATTTGCATACGCGACGGATAGTGTGGGAATTAGCGCGGAAAAGCTTGGCGATATCAGTAAGGACGTGCAAGACAAGCTTGGTGACTTTATTGCCACGGGCGGCGGTGAGTTTGCTGACTTTTTCGAGAACGTAGCACCCAAGGTTGGAGTGACTGCGGAAGAGTTAGCTAAACTTAGCGGCCCCGAGGCTTTAATTGCTGTCAAGAAGGCAATGGATAACGCTAACGTAAGCGCCGCAGAGCAGACATTCTACCTTGAAAGTATTGCAAATGATGCGGCCTTACTTACCCCGTTATTAAAGGATAACGGGCAAGCCATGCGTGAGAAGGCTGAGGAAGCCCGCAAACTTGGTATCGTCCTTAATGAAATTGATTCTGAAAGCTTGGTTGAGGCTGGTGTAGCCACACAACAATTCGACAGGGCGCTAGGCGGGTTAACTAAACAGGTTAGCGCCTACCTTGCCCCAGCCTTTACCGCAGCAACTGATACTATTACGGAAGATATTGCTCGTATTAACCAAGCCTTTGCCAGTGGGGAAATTGACTACTATATTTCCGCCATTGGTGCGCAATTCGAAGGCGTTGTTGATGACGTCGATCGAAGCGTTGACATAATTGGTGACATATTGTCGAGTGCTCCAGGTGAGTGGGGTAAATACTTCGAGTTAGCTACCAACTTCTTTGGTGACGCATTCGAAAATATTATACCCAACATCCGCGCTACGGTTCAGATTATGGCAGTTGAGTGGGCCAGCATTATTGACTATGCGGACGCCTATGGTTCAGCCTTTGTTGACACTTTTATTGCTTATATTGCCGATCTAATTCCTCGAGCTAAGGTTTACGCGCAAGCATTAGGTGAAGCGCTTAACCCATTTAGTGACGACACTTTCAACCTTGAGGGTGAGTTGGCTAAATTGGACAGCGAATTCGATAAGACTTATGATAACATCTGGAAGACTGCTAAGGATAGCGCCGAGCGTACCAAGCAAGTGCGTCTCGATAGTATTAGTGGAATATTGGATGAGCGTGATGCCACAATACAAGCTAGCGAGGAAATGATTCAAGCCGCTGAAAATGTTCGTAAGAAATATGAGGAATCGCGTAGCGCTAGACGCCAGAATGAAGATGAGCCTTCTGGCGCTGTTACAACACCTTTCGAACCTGAGAGCGGTGGTGATGGGGGTTCAAATAAAGACTTTGAAAATTTAGTTGAGCAATTACGCACCGAAGAAGAGGTTATCAACGAGAGTTACCAACGCCGTAAAGAAATTATCCTTGCGAATACTGAAGAAAATAGCCAAGCCCGCCAGGACTTGCTTGACCGTTTAAATGATCAGTACGCGACGGATATCATGGGGCAGTTTGCAACCCCAACAACGTCTGAGGATGAGCTTACCCGAATTAACGACGATTTCGAAGCCCGCCGTGCTGCAATAATGGAAAATACGGAGCTTACTGAAACCCAACGAACTGAGCTAGAGCTTGAACTTACTAAGGCGCGTAACGACAAAATAGAAGCCTTGGAAAACGCAAGAATGCGAATGATGCTTAACGCTGGTTCACAGGGTTTTGGGGCACTTGCAGACCTTACAAAGCAATTTGTAGGCGAGCAAAGCGGTGCTTACAAAGCACTATTTGCAGCGTCCAAGGCGTTTAGTGTGGCCGAGGCTGTTATCAACATACAGCAAGGTATTTCAGAGGCTATTAGTTTGGGTTGGCCTGCAATGATTCCGGCGGTTGCTGCTGTAACTGCGCAGTCTGCGGGGTTAATTAATACCATACAATCGACTAACTATTCGGGTGCTTATGATAATGGGGGTTACATTCCCACAGGCAAGTTCGGTATAGTTGGTGAGTACGGGCCGGAGTTTGTGGAAGGGCCAGCACAAGTGACTAGCCGCCGTGATACACGCCGCAAAATAGAAGAGGCTGCGGAAGGTGGTGGCGGTGCTAAGCAACCCACAAATATCCGAATTATTAACACGTTAGACCCAGCGGTAGTTGAGGATTATCTAACAAGTTCAAGCGGGGAAGAAGTTATTATGAACGTAATGTCAAACAACCGCTCGACGCTTAAACAAATGGTGAGCTAATGGCATACACAAACGGCACAGCGACCGATTACCTGGACTTAATGGATAAGTTGCGGGCTTTTGCTTCCGCTAACGGTTGGACGGTTGAGCGCTGGAATAACCCAGCACCAGCCGACCCAGCTAAGCCAATGGAAGCGGATTACGAATTGTTTCTATACAGTAACGGTGATGGAAGTGATAATATTTACTGTAATTTTGGAGCCGATTACAGTAACTCCAGCTATAAATGGTTAATGAGTAATACTCCAAACACAGGGGCGGGAACTGTTGATGCGCAACCTTCGGCAAACCCTGAAACCTACGTTTATTTATGGCAGAATTCAATTGACTATTATTTCTTCTGTGACGCCTACCATATCAAAGGTATCATGCAAGTGTCGGGGACGTCACATTGCTTCTACATGGGTCGTATTAAGCCGTATTGCTCTAAAGGCCATTGGCCTATTCAACTCACTTGTTTTGGTGAGGGTGTTGACTCAAGTTTAATGTGGAACAGCCAAAGCGCTGGACTTTCGAACATGGCAAGTATTGAAAGGTATTCTACGCCTTCAGAGGTTGGGCAATTTTTACGTTTTGCTGACGGGATATGGCACACCCCTTATTTAACATACCCGAACGATATTCTTTTCCGGTCAACTGACATGGTTGCCAGCCCTTCAGGTAAAGTACCAAGTTTCCCCTATACCTTTTACAATAAAGACTTAGGAATGGTTGGCGAGTTATTTGGAGTTTACGGTATATTTCTTGACGATGTTGGAACCTTTACTCAGCTTGATATTGATGGAAAAACTTACATTACTTGTCAAAATGTTTACCGTACTGGCCCGAACCATATGATTGCAATGGAGTTAGTTTAATGGCGTTTGTATACCAGGAATATCCATTGGCGGATATCAACGATCTTACTTCTAAATTTGATACCTTTTTGGCCCGAGCCGATGTTATTAACAACGGCTGGTCGGCGGAGCCTACAAAGCCAGCTAGAACGGTTGCTTTTACTCACACGGCGGATGACTTAACATGTACGCTTGCCATTAGTAGCGACCGCTTTAGTACGGTAAGAATGGGTATTGGATATGACGGTGGAACAAGTTTTACCGGAACCTCCACATTACGCGGGCCATACAGAACAGCTACACATACAAACGCGGGCAACTTGCGAATATGTTGTGGTCAAAACTATTTCGTATATGAAATTGAACTTGACACTCGAGTTTATGTTGGAAGTTTAGTTAAGTGTACCCCGTTTGAAGGTGGTGCAGCAATTTGGCGTTTTGACCCTGGAAACATCAATTACGATTATGGCGGAGCATTCATTTACAATGGTAATTATACTGGTGTATTTTACTTGGCCCTTGATGGCAGTGGGGCGGGTTCATTCACAAATCTAAACTTTGTGAATTCGGGAAATGAACTTATATCGTTAAGCTCTAGGGTTATACCAAGCGATTTAATTATTTCAGCAAGCTTGGCAGTATCAAGCACAGTGGTAAGCTTTGGAATAATGTTCAAAAGCTTTGATACTAATAACAACCTCTATTTATCGGACGGGAGCCCGGATTTCCGCATTGCTTCCCGTGAGTTTGTGAGCCACGGGCAAGATTTAGTTTTCAATGGTGTAACCTATTCAGTGTTCGTTCCAAAGAATGGGCAAAATTCAGGTGATCGTAACTCACTAGCGATATTGCTAAATAAGGCGGGTTAATGGCAAATACTCAATCTTATGCTGGGGTACTGACGGAATACGTAATTACCGTTCCAGTACCTACTGAACCAATACAACCAGCCCCACACGAAGAAATTAAAATGCCGCTCATGGCTCAATTTAGTGGAAATGCAACTAAGACGAGTCAATATTTAGACCAAGCATACGCCGTGGACCCTTTTTGGGATAACCACATGAAAGGTTCGGTTTTTGTTAGCCCGAGTTTGGTTGACTTAGGTAGTGCTCTTGGGACGAGTGAGCATGTTTTTGAAGTTTGGTTAATGAGCGATACGCCTGAGCAGTTGGTTAGCATTGGCAAGGAAAACGACAAAGGTATGGTGCTTGACGGCCCTGCTCCTGGTGCTAGCTTGCAGCCTTACGGGGGAAGCTTAACTTACACCTTAAGGGTTGGGCGTTCAACCGATAGAACGATTAACGCTCAATTTAGTTGGTTCTTCAGCCAAGGTTTTGGCCTCGCGCGGGTGGTGGGTGAGCGCCTTGTAATATGGCCCTTTATAACTCAGGGCGAAATGGGTGACAGCTATGAGTACCTTACGGATGTTGTGCAAGCCCAAGGTTTTGAAGAACGTACAGTGTTACGTAAGAACCCCCGCAACGTAATGTCAACAACTTACCATGTTGACGACCAAGAATTTAGCGCTATGCAAAACGTGCTAGCCAGCTGGACTGACGGTGACTTTGCGGTGGGTTACTGGGAGCAGGGTTCGCTAATTACACGTATTGAACAGGACGCAACGCTTATTGAGTTCGACACCAGTAATGGTGAATACGAGGTTGACGGTTATGTATTAATATACGAAAGCCCTTTCAAGGCCATTGGTCGCCGTGTGCTCGCCGTAACGCCGACAGGCATAGAGATCGACGGCGTTGTACCCTACCCTATGGATTACGTAGTTATTGCGCCAGCACGCTTCGCTAGGGCGCTGCAAGGCGCTTCAATTTCAAACACTGCGTTCGGCGTTAATGTGGTCAATATTGACTGGACAATTAACAACTTTGAAATACCAGCGTTTAACAATTTATATCCTGAATACCAAGGTGTGCCAGTTATAGACCAACCTAGCGTTATGAGAGGTACTTCGTCTCGTAACAGCTTCAACGTTGGTTATGATGTTGTAGCTAATGGGTTAGGGCCAAGTACCTATTTCAATGAGTTCGATTACCATAACCACACGCAGACGCTAGCTTGGGAGTTTGACACCTATGAAGATGTTCTGCGCTTGCGGGCGTTCTTTGCATATCTCAAAGGTAAAGCTGGGAAAGTTCTTCTGCCAACGCACACGCCTGACCTGGAACTTGTTGTTGGGTACGGGGAAGACGCTTCAAGCACTACTATGACGGTTAAAAATGTTAAAGGTATATTAAAGGAAACTCCGTTCAACATATTCATAAAACTTCGAAACGGAGACCACCTGATACACCCTGTTACTGGGGTGCAAGGGGCTGGTGAAAACGAGGTTTTAATAGTTGACCGTACTAACAATCCTTTGAACTCGCTTGAGCCTGTGGATGTTGCCTATATGTGTTATATTAACCCTTACAGAAGTGCTAGCGATCGGCTAGAGCTTAGTATGGATGGTAACGGTAACACGAGGGCATCGCTTAATATGAGGTCTACAAATGATTAGGGTGGTAGAACTTTACGAATTTGTTCAGGCTGAAAGTGAGACTTTATTCACTTCCTCAGCAGAAAACGTTAGTTACGATGGAAAGGTGTATGCTGCAACCAACATAAAAAGGTCTGCAACACGACAGGACAACGACATCTTTAAAAATGGCCTTGACTTAACTTTCGACCGTAAAAATACCTACGCACTTGAACTTATGGGGCAGAGCGTAGACATTCCGATTATTTTAACGGTGCGGGCTGTTGAGTACGATATAGACGACGAAATAGTTAACGACTATATCGTCTGGAAGGGGCGGTTAATTAGTATTGAAGGTAAAGAAAATAAAATTGTTGTAATGTGCGAATCGGTCTTCACTTCGCTCAAACGGGCTGGCCTGCGCCCGAGGTATGAAACTTTGTGCCGCCACGAGGTTTTTGACGCTGGTTGTAGACTTAACGAGGCCGATTACCTTTACGAAGAAACCATCGTTGAAAAGATTGACAACCATACATTTCGCATAGGTACAATTGGCACAGCACCTGACGGATATTACACTGCTGGGCTAATAACTTTTGCCGATGGTAGCACCCGCCTTATCATTAAACAGGTGGGGCGCAAAATTACCATCAGTCGGGGTAGTACGGAAGTTAATGTTGGCGAGCCTGTGAAATTACTTCCAGGCTGTGACAAGGCCCGTGAAACATGCAGGGATAAATTCGATAATGTGGTCAACTTTGGTGGATGGCCTTTTATACCAACTAGAAACCCGTTTACGGGTAATTCAATTGTCTAGGAGTTAGATATGTGGGGATGGGTTGTTGCGGCGGTTATAGCAATCGTTGCTTATGTTTACACACCTCGACCAAAAACTCAAACGCGCAAGCCAGCGGGCATTAATGAAATCGAAGTTCCCACAGCTGAGCGCGGGCGAGAAATTGCGGTTGTATTTGGAACGGTTGACATTAAGTCACCGAACGTTGTCTGGTACGGAGATTTACGAGTTGAGCCAATCAGAAAATAAAGACGGGGTTATTACAATACCGTTTATAAGAAAAAATAGCTCCTTCTGCATGTCTGGAGTTCGTCGGTTTTGCAAACAGCATAATATTGACTTTACCAAACTACGAAGTGAAGGCATCCCGGCGAGCGAGCTAAGGGACATTGAAGACCCTTTAATTAAACACCTTCTGGAGAAATTAGATGGGCCGGAGTAAAAAGAAAAGTACGGTTGGATATCGTTATTACTTAGGGATGCAGCTTGCACTATGCCACGGCCCTGTAGATGAGGTTACACGATGGCGGGCTGACAAGAAAGTTGTATGGCAGGGTAACGTGACGAGCAATGATCGGGTGTTCGCCTGGAAAGAAAACCTGTTCGGTGGCGATGACCGTGAAGGCGGCATTTTAGGAAGCTCTGTATTTAACTTCGGTGACGAAACCCAAACACTTGAGCCATACCTTGAGCAGAACCTTCCTGGTGATACAACTTTAATGCCTGCGTTTAGAGGTGTGTTACAGCACGTTATAGAGCAATGCTATTTAGGTACTAGCCCATATATTAAGGAGTTCGACTATCGCGTAATTCGAATAATGGAAACTGGTGTTGGGCAGGCTCCAAGATGGACAAGTAATATTGCTAAAATATTCCGCACTGATGGTGACGGTAGCCCTGATATGAATCCGGCTCACATTGTGGTGGAATTACTAACGAATACTATATGGGGAATGGGCTACCCCCTGACTACTTTAGACCTTGCAGGAACCTTTAGCGACACTGCTAGCCAGTTATACAACGAGGAATTCGGGTTGTCTTTTCTTTGGGATAAAAGTAAAGATATCGAAGAGATTATCGATGACGTGTTGCAGCATATAAACGCGGCACTTTATATAAATCCTAAAACTGGACTCTTTGAACTTAAATTACTTCGCCGCGATTATAACCCAAACACCATCCCGGTAATTAACGACTCAAACAAAGTTAAAATGCTGAAGTTTAACCGACCTACAGTTGGGGAGCTAACCTCCTCGGTAACGGTTAAATACTACGACCGAAGTACTTCGGAATCTGATAGCGTTACGGTGCAGGATATAAGTATTAGCCGCCAACAAGGTTCGCCAGTGTCAGTGACCTTGCAAATGCCAATGGTTAACGACCGCGCCCTTGCAACGGAAATCGCTAGCCGCGAGCTTAGCGCGTTAAGTTCACCCCTTATTACGGGTAAGATAAGTATACCTCGCTCTGTTCTGCAAGGAATGAACATAGGGGACGTGTTCAAGCTAAATTACCTTCAGTACGGCGTGGCGAATGTGGTGTGCCGTGTGGTCAATATTGATTACGGCACAGCCACTAGCAGAACATGCGTTATTGAGTTTAGCCAAGACCCCTTCGCACAAGACCTTACTGAGTATAGCGCACCGCCTGAGCCCGATTGGCAACCGCCATCGACCGACCCTCGCGAGTGCCCTGCTAAGTTGGTAATGACTGCAACCTACAGGGACTTGATCCAAATACTAGGCCGCTCTGATGCCAACTCATTAGAGGACGATTCAGAATTTGTAATTGCTGGCGGGGCTCGGCCTAGCGGGGATAGTTTTGATGTGGCGTACTATGTAGATTTAGGTTCTGGTTACGAGTATGAAGGTGAATCAGACTTTGTACCTTATGGCACTTTGGCGAACCCGCTACCATTGCCAACAACTGCAACCCCTGTCACTATTCAACTTGCAACCTCTGAATCATTGGATCAAGTTGCGGCTGGTACAGTTGCTGATATAGATGGTGAACTTGTGCTTATTAACAGCGTTGACGTTGTTAATAAAACCGTTAACGTGCATCGCGGTGCATTAGACACATATCCGAAAGACCACGCTGCGGGCGTTAATATTGTATTCTACGATGAGAACGCTGTGCTAAGTGAGCAAGAATTGGTGGTTGGCGAAAGTGCTAACGTTAAAATGTTACCCAGCACAATGAGCGGGCGTTTACCACTTGCTGACGACACTGCGGTTTCCCACACAGTTGAGCAACGTCACGCACTACCCTACCCAGTTGGGAACATAACATTGAATAATGATGTTAGCCTTAGCGGGAACTTTACAGGGGATATTAATATTGGTTGGGCTCGCCGTAACAGGCTAAGCCTGGAAGACCAAGTTAGCCATTACTTCATGGGTAATATGGGTATGGAGCCCGATACGGTTGTTAATGTTTACATATACAATGCTGACACGAACTCCTTGCTTAAAGAATTTTTAGGCGAAACGGGTTACTTTGTTACGTACACTGAGGCGGATGAAACTGCCGACCACGGTGGGCTAGCAACTAACTACCGCATGTTGGTTGAAACTGACCGCTTAGGGGTTAAGGCCCGCGTCAGTAAAACATTCACAGTCACTCGCACTCCGTAAAGTAAATATCGTTAAAATCGGGGTGACCTTGTTCACCCCTACTATTCCAGTACAGTTCTACATTGTCACAATATGCCCTGTGCCGAATTTCCAAATCCTCGCTACTTTCTGCGCCACCAAAAATAAGAATTGTAAGTATAATTACGGTTACGAAACCCGTTTTTAAATTGTCGCTAATACGCATTTTAAGCCCCTTAAAAAGTTTTGCGGTATGGTTGGGTTAGGCCGCTTTCGTTAACAGCGTGTACCCCCGAAAGCGGCCGAATTTGCTAGGTATTAAGTGAAAAGCCTAGGTATTGCATAGCACTGTCGTAGCCAATTGCCACAGCATCGTCATTAAGGTCATGCAAGGCTACCACCTCGGCGGGTTCCATCGCCTCGTCATAATCGTCAATAATGTCAACATAGAATTGTGAATCCTTACCTAGCGCCTTAAGCTTTGAGCGCACTACTGAAAGTTGGTCCTGTACTGTAACCATTATAAACCCTCCGCTTGTGCTAGTAGGGCCGCGCATACTGCGACACGCTCGTAGTCATGCGCCGCTAACGCGTCCTTAAGATCTTCTCGGTACTCTTGGAACGCGTTAGAGCTGAGCTCAGTGTAGGGATTTGAAATCTCTTTATTAGCCTCTTGCCTAACAGCAATAGTGAAAGTTTCAACCTTGCCGTGCGTTAGTTTTTGAATGTGTGGCATGTTAGCTCCTTAGTTAATTTCTAGTTCGTTTGCGCCAGTAAAACGGGCTTTAAAGGTTTCGGCTTGCGGGTCAAGGCAACCATCGTGGAACTTTACAGTGTAACGGTCGCTACCGCATACGCGCTTACTTTGCATAGTTACGTACTGGTTGCCGCACTCGTACAGCGCTGTATTGTCGTCGAAGCTGTTTACAAGATTGTAAGTTTGCCCCGTGAATGTAAAGTACATTGGAAAGTGTTGCATGTTGTTGCCTTTTGCCGTGCTTTGTGTCTATGGGTAAGCATATTAAAAAAGGGCTGACTTTAAGTCAACCCCTTTGTGAATTATTTTCCAAATTCCTTAAAACCTATATCACGCATTATACGCTCGGCCTCACTTATGTACCAGTCAAAGTCAAGGTTACGAGGGATCACTCCGTCCATTTCCATAAGGGGGTGCGCCCCGTCAGACTTTGGAACTGTACTGCCTTTATTGGCGTACATAATGCGATAACGATGGTGCTCAGGTACTTTTGCATAATACCAGCGCACCGCCTTACCTAAAAATTCATGGTAGTAAGGCATATATTTGGACATATTAAATGCGTTATCGGTATTTGTAGCCATGCGGTCAACTTCTTTGCCCTCGTCAATCCAAGCCTGCTGAACCCACATGTGGTCATGATAATAGTTAACCCAACCTGTATCTTTAAGGTGCTGTCGCTTTTGCTCAAGTGTAAGGTCGCGCAAATTCTCAGGAACGTAATACTTGCAGAATACACCGCCCCCGTTAACGTTACGCACTGTGATGAACTTTTGCATGTCCGTACACTTGCGAACAGTTTCTTCAATGGGTGTGCCATCACTTAAATAGTTTTTAACCGCCTCCGAGCATATTGTGGCGGCGGGGTTCTTTTTAAGTCCAGGGTCTGCATACAGTCCTTTACCCTTTACCTTACCGTTGGTTCCGATGCCTATATAGTTGTTAACGTCCTTACTTGCGAGCAGCTTGTACGGGCTGCACTCAAGCTCAAAGTTTGTTACTTGCTGCCACCACTCGACAATCTGCTCTTTCAGCTCGGTAAGCTCCTTCCGGTACTTAAGCACCACGCCGTCTGTATTAGCCGAAATGACCCTTATACCATTTAACTCCATGGTCTCGATTAGCAGTAGCAACGAAAGCTGACCTGTTAGCGTGGTTTGTATTAACAGGTTCGGCGAGTAGAATATTGAGTATTGGCTCCCAAGTTTACCGAACGTCCCGTTGATTACGATTTTAAGGCTGTCGGAGGTACGCTTGTTATCCTTGGCAAGCTGTTCGTATTTAGCCTTAAGTTCGAGGTCGTCGGTTTCATCCGCTAATTCCGAATACTTGGCGGCTGCGGCCTTGGCCTCCAAGCGGCGGAAAACAATACTGCGGAACACCTCCAAAAAGGCCCGACCAAGGTGGTCTGGGAAAAGTTCGTTGTTAAGGATAATAAACGGGTAATATGAGGTAACATCTTGCTCCTCAATACAGAAAATGTCATTAGCTTCGTGTTTGGTACTTTTTTCCGTACTGTGCAACCCACCTATTCCCATCTTATATACACTGTCGCCAATGGTAATCTTAAGGTCTTTGAGTTGTGGTGGCAAACCTATTGAACCCTTTTCACTGACCACAAAAAGGGTATTCTTCACCATGTCCAGCACGCCGTTCATTAGCGGTGTTTGGTACTGTAAGAACTTAGGTGCGTAGAATCTGTAGGCGGTTCCAGGTTCAATGCTTGGGCGTTGTGGTGCATGGCCCAAAAGCTTTTCCAGCTCCTTACCTATAACGGCCTCGGCTATCTGCGCGTCCGATTTACTACGCAAGTCTAACCCGTACTCAGCACCAAGTTCTTCACGTAGTAACAGGTCTTTTTCTAACAGCTTGAACAAAACCTTAGTATTATCCAAGTCATTAATACAGTAGAAGCGTGTTATAGCTATCTGGTTGTCGCTAAGGGTTACATCCGGATGGAATGGTAAATCTTGCATTTTCTGCACGCCAGCACGCCCGCCGTACATCTTAAGGCTACCGAACAGCGGTGCAACCTCCATGATGTCAATGTGGTCAGATTTAAGGGGTTTAATCTTGGCCTTTTTAAGAACTTGCCAAGGCTTCCAACCCTCGGCGATAATAGCATTGGTTGCGTTCTTTAAATCCTCAACGCTAAAGCCGTTAACCGATAGAGTTCCTATTGGCATATCGTAACCGTTTGAGTTAAAACCTACCACCTTGGCATTCTCAAGTACCCAACGCAGCTTTTCAGGCGGCTGGTTAAACGCGCCTTCACCAATACGCTCAAAGTAAATTACTTTCTCTGTCACAACGTCTTCAAAAGCTATAAGGTAATAATTCTTATAGCTCTCGATATCAAATACAAATGGGTGCTTGGCGTTTACTGCATATATAAGTTCGTCGTCCGACATCAGGTCGACATTAAATTCCAAAGCTTCGCGCAAATAGGGTAAGTAGGTGTTTAACTCCCAACTTCGTATCGCTGGCAAAAGGAACTTCTCATCCTCTTTTTCTTTCTTTATTTTTGGCATATCCTGCCAGAATAAACCTAAAGCATCAGCCCGCATTATTCCTCCCCTTCTAACCAGTGCAACCCAATAATAACGCCCCGAATATTTTCACCCATCCACGGGCTCGGGTTTGGGTATGCTGTAAGGTCAAGTTTATCGGCTAAGCCTGAAAGCTTCTGTAACATTGGTAAGGTGAAGGTTGAACGGTTTTGTATATAGTCACACTCAAACGCTGCACCTTCCTCGTAGTCAATACTATGGGTGCGCATACGTCCAGGTTCGAATACAATGCGATTATATTTGTCGGTGAAATCTTTTAACGTATCAAGCCCAGTAAAGAAGCTTTCTGGAATGGGTTGCACTGCGCTATAGTCAACATTGAACACCGGTGCAATGTCGGGCCAAGGGTTTGCAATCAATGTGCAACGCAACCAACGCCCGTCACTATAATGCACCGTTAAACTACTATCGGCCATCTGGAAACGTTCAGGCGGTTCTTTAAGGCGAAGTATCTCCTTAATGGCTAAATGGGGTACGTTTACCTCCACAGGGAACGGGGAACCAAGCCAGTATTCAGCAAGGATTACGTTGTTGGTTGCGTATGCGGATTGACCACGAAACAGTATGCCGTTACTCCATGGCCTTGCGGCGTCCTGGCCCACTAAAGGCTCAAGCTTTTTAAGGGCTTCAATAAATAGTTCGCCATCTATGTCCACGAACTTACCCTCAGGCTCAACATGGGCACTTACATCGTCTGTACAATCAATATAAGAGCGGAATTTGCCGCTTTTAATACTTAGGCGGTTGGTTTTGGTTAGGCCAAGCTGAACGGTTTCCTCACAACGGCTAATAGCCCGCACTAGCGGCGCGGCTTTAGGGTTAGCCTCAACGTTTAATTCTATGGGTGCTGATAGGGCAATACGCCCGTTGTAACCCTGTATGCGCCCGTTTTCAATGTGAAAGTGTGTAAGGGCTGGTACAAGGTCTTTTTTTGCCACTGCGCCCTGTACAAAGCGCAGCGTTTTAAGTACGTCTTTCATGTAAATAAACTCCGTGCTATATTAGCTTTATGGACAATATTCTTTGCGTTAATGTTGTCCTGGATTTTCATGTAAGCGAGTAGGTTATAGGCGGCACGGCTTTGGTATACCTCGCTTAACCGCTGAGGGTCGAACCCATCAGCCTTTAAGGTTTCCTCAATGCGTAAGCGCTCGGGTTCAGGTAGGTTAAAAAGGTGCTGATTTAGGTCGTGCAAACTCGGGCTTTTATCGGATATATTAATAGGCCCGAACTCAGGGTGTACTATTGCACCGAACGAGGTGGCTTGGATCCACGACGAGCTGTCGCAACTGTACCAAGGATATCGCTCCATAAGTGGTATTGAGGTAATACCGAAACCGTGTACTTTTATGCGCGGGTTGCCGCTACCATCGGTTAAGTAGTCGTTCCACATACGGTCGAGCCAGATTTCTAGCTGTTTAGTGCTAGCCCCTACCATACCCCCTAACGTTATATAATCGTATCGCTGTATGTACCATTCCAGGTATCGTTCATCTTCGCCTGCGTGGAAACACGGTAACGGCCTAACACCTAGACGCTCCATTTGCATTTGGTTCTCAAAAGTTTCCTGAGGGTCACCAATACCATCTAACACCGAAGCCATTAGGTTCCCGTCTTCGACCCGTATAATATCCTGGTTCCACTTAATATAATTGACATAATCTTCAACCTTAAGTTTAACCCCAAGCGTGTAGGATGAGAACGCACCGGAATCCAGGAATATTTTAGCATTATTGGCCCGCATATAATCGACATATTTTTGTTTGCCAACATAGTGCCAGGATTCTAGTATGTTGTGGTTACGGAACCGTTTTTCCAGCTGCTTTTCATGCTCATTGAACTGCGGGTAACGGTCACCACCTTCGATATATTGGTTAGTGTAAACCGCAGCAAGATATACTTGTATTGGGTTAGGTGCTGCCATTTTGCTCCAAAAAATAAAAAAAAGACCGTAAAGGTATACTACCTGAACGGCCTTTTAAGTGCTAGATTAAGAATTAGTTTAGTTTTTCATTAACCGCCTTAGTAACTAGGGCAATGCGGCGTTCGCAGACATTAATTAGTGTGTTAAGCGACACAGTTTCAATTCGCTTTTTACCCCACAATTCATTCATCATTTCAGTCTCATTGAGAAATGTGTAGGTGTATTCGAACGACTCAGGTAATCTTCCTGCTTCGCAAAGCGTCTCGATCCACTCCCTTACATTTTTCATTCGTTCGTAGAGGCCGTTAGGATTGAAATAATGAAAAGTTAGTTTTTGGCGGTTTGTCCAACTTTTGTAAGTTTTAGTTGCACGTTCCATTAGGTAAGTATGCTCTAGTTCGTTTGACATGGGTTAACCCTTAAAATGTGTTGCTTCAATATGTGTATAGTACACGAACCATTCTAAGGGTCAACCCTAATTTGAACTATTTGCCTAAATTAAGAAATTCGGCACGGGTACGACCCTCATCTTTAATTGCACCCTTGAGCGCGGTGGTGACAGTGTGGTGACCCTGCTGGCAAATACCACGGCTTTCCATACACATATGACGGGCTTTAATATGCACCCCAACGCCTATCGGGTCCAGGTGTTCTTGCAAAGAGTCTGCAATCTGGTTAGTTAACCGTTCCTGTACTTGTAGACGGCGGGCGTACATATCAACCAAGCGGCTAAGCTTAGACAGGCCCACAATCTTTCCGTTAGGTATATAAGCAACTGTCGCCGTACCAAAAATGTCAGCCATGTGGTGCTCACACTTGCTGTAGAAGGGAATATCCACCACTGCAATCATTTGGTCGTAGCCCTCAGCACCATCTTCAAAGGTTTTAAGGATGTCACCAGCGTCCATATCGTAACCGCCGAACCAGTGCGCCATTGCCTTAGCTACACGATCTGGAGTTTCAACTAAACCTTCACGCAGTTCCCCATCATTAGGTTCAATTTCGTGTAGAATTTCACGCACCAAGAATGAGATTGGTTTTTTAGTAGTTGCTTTCGTGTCCATTTTTAATCCTTAAAGTAGCTGACGCTACATTTACGAGTTTCTTCAAGTTCGACACCGTACAATTCAACGTCAGTGCCATCAAGCGCAATTGGGCCAACACATTCAACTAAGTGCCAAGCCATATTTTCGGCTGTTGGGTTGAATGGCAGTTCCACAAAGCTGTCAAGCGCATGGTTTGCATCCTGAATACCAGGAATTAACACTTCATCACCCATGTCAATATGCTCGCATTCAAATGCTTTGATAACCGTACCAACAAGTTTATCTTGGTCCCAGTGTAGGAACTTATGATCCCAGTTTTCTTCCAGCCAGTTGCACAGCTTTTCCTTGACCACACTAAAGTCAATAACGCGCCCTACACCGTCTAACTCATGTTCAGTTCTCTCCAAACCTTTACGAACTCGGACGTGAAAGTGTACGCGATAGTTATGCCCGTGCAAGTGGCGGCACTTGCTTTCGTGCCCAACTACACGATGACCAGCGCAAAAATCATGGTAACGAATAACCGTATGTTGGCCCATTATTCGTCCTCCATTGGGTTTTCTTCACCGCTTAGAACCCATGACAGCGCATCGCGCACACCTTCTTCATAAGTCATTCCCGGATATTGGCTTCCACCTTCGTTTGCAACATCAGACGCTTTGTCCATTGTTTCAGTAATTTCAGACTCAGTAACCAGCATTATAAATCCTCCTTTGTTATTTCAACTCGGTGCTTGTTAAACCACAAGCGAACCACAACTTTATCACCACCAACTTCCTGCAGAACTTTCTTGGCAACGTCTTCCATAAACATATTCTTGAACGATGCACATTTTCGAATTTTACGGCGCACTTCGTACAGCTCCATAAAATCATTAGTATGTACTTCGATAAAGATTGGATCAGGTAAATTGTTAACCGGACAAAAAGTAATAATTGGAATCCAGTGGGTAATTACAGAACGCATATAATACAAATTCCTATTGATAGTATTAAACCCCAGCACCAGGATTCGTTAAAAAACTCCCATTCATGGTGAGGGAAATTAAACATTAATTCAGTGTTAAATGGGTATAAGGGACGCGGAGCCCACTCGTTTCCATGTGTGGGAATGTCAACCACTATATGTAGAAGCCAACCCATAAAGATAGCTAAACCTATATCAAAGTTGAGCATTATTGCAAACCCACTGAACACCACGCACACTAGCAGGCTGTGCGTGTAGCGATACGCGGGGTTGGGGCGCTGCCTACGCCTTACCCCCAACACTAAATCGGGCATAACCCCCGCTACAGCGCCCACAATTGGGTGACCGTACATGCTACCCGCCGCAGCACCTACAACCCCGTGAGTTACGATGTCCATTCTTGCACCCATTCGATTTTGGGCAGGCTTGCACCCGTCTCACCTGTGCTCCAAACATAGCGGCCGACAAACTCTTTAACACGCATACGCAAAGTTCCTGAATGCGGGCTGTTAAGATTCATAAGCTTTTTATCATACGGCCCGCCAACACATTGCACCAACATATTAAGCTCCGTTATCTAAAAATTCTTGCCAACCCTTAGCGCGTAGCTCACACGCTGGGCACTCACCGCAACCGTAGCCCCATTCATTATAATAATCGGGGCCGTGCTTACCATTATAACAGGTATGAGTTTCATTCAGTACAATGTCTAAGAAATCATAGTCCTCAGCCATTTTGAAAGTTTGCGCTTTATCCAACCACATAAGAGGGGTTAGAATTGCAATGGTTGAGTTCGAACCCAAATTAAGCGCGTCCTCCAATTTACGGATAAATACATCTCGACAATCAGGGTATCCACTGTAGTCGGTTTGGCACACACCAGTCATTAGATACGCCGCCCCAATTTTTTGGGCAAATGCGTGAGCCATAGTTAAAAAGAAAGCGTTCCGGTTTGGTACAAAACTAGCTGGTAGACCTTCCTTGTTAGTATGCCCTTCACCAACATCTTGTTCACTGTTACACAGTAAAGCACTATCGCCAATTTGAATTAGGGCGTTAGTTTCAATGATGTGGTGTTCAACATTGTGCGCTTCACATATACTGGCGGCACTGTTTAATTCGACGCTGTGCTTTTGCCCGTAACTGAACGACACAGCTACAACCGTTTTAAAATGCTGCAAGGCCAAGCCAAGGCAAGTAACTGAATCTTGCCCGCCGGACAGCACTATCACGCAAGTGTGGTTACTGGCATCATCAGGGAGGTTTACTAATGGGTTAGGTTTCATGGTTTACTCCATATTAATGATTTTATGAACTTGCAGACATAGCGTGTAACCATGCAGCATACAAGAACGGATTGCGGCGTCAAGGTGTAAGTTATTAACCTCTTCGTCTTTGCTGTCCATAGGTTGGACATAAATTGGCCCAGTGTAATAACTAGGTGGTCTGGCAATTTTGCCAGCTTTTAAATCAAGTACACGCGAGGGTAAGCCGTCTTCAACGTCAATGTGTAGGTAACTGACCACATACTTAAACGCGGTTACATGCTCAGCCAATCCCTTATCCAACTTGCGGCTTTTTGGTGAGCAAATAATGTCAACGTTACCGTTACCCACGTACCAAGTGTCGAAAGTTGGTGGCAACGTGCCGTTAGTTTCAAATTGAATATGGAAATCTTGGCTTACCAAAAGCTCAACCAGTTCACCTAAGTGTTGGCGAAAAGGTTCACCCCCTGTAATCACAACAAGGTTAGTTGAACATTTCAACTCCTTAACCTTGTCAACTATATACTGAGGTTTGACTTTCTTTGCTCCCTGCGTGTATTCAGTGTCGCAAGCTGGGCAGGCAAGATTACAATGGGCTAGGCGAACGAAAATCGCTGGTCGCCCTGCGTGCGGCCCTTCACCTTGCATAGTAAGGAAGATTGAGTGTAGTTCGATAGTGCCGTCATAAATATGTGATTTATCGGGCGTTGGTCTTTGTAAGTTCATTTTAATCCCTTGGGTTAAAAATGCTGAAAGGGTGTAACAGCTTAATAAAAACCCCCGCCTAGGCAAAATGGGACTTCAGTACAAGGCGGGGGTGGAGCGGGGCATGGCAACCCCTAGCACACGGCTTTACTTTTTGGCGGCTTCGGCTGCTTTTGCAGCGGCATCCGCTTCTTTTTTGGCTTTAGCTTCGGCTTCCTTTTTAGCCTTTTCTTCAGCCTTAGCTTTCTTTTCAGCTTCACGCTCAGCTTTCTTAGCCTCACGTTCAGCTTTCTTAGCGGCCTGTTCTTCTTCGCGCTGCTTTTTCTTGGCGGCTTTTTCTTCAGCCTTGCGGGCCTTTTCAGCTTCACGCTCTTTGTCTTTAGCAATTTGAGCTTCAGACTTGATACGACCCGTTACACCGTGGAATTTACGCCAACGGCTATACTCGCAACGAACGTTTGCAGGGTTAAGGCCAAGCTTATCGGTTTCAACAAGTAGATCAGCTACCGCTACCGGAGCGCCTTTAGCTTTGCTCATTTCGTCTGCCTTATCCCATACTTGACCGCATAGTGTACCTGATAGCGGGCGGGTTACATCGTTCTGAGTAATACGCTCAGGCTTTGGTGCTTTTTCTTTTTTCTCTTCTTTTGCACCCTCTTGGGTGTCAGCACCTGGACGGGTTGAAAGCGCTAGTGATTGCGCGAATGCTACTGCTAGTGATTTCTTTTTCATTGTAATAGTTCCTAAAACGATTAATTGAGTAAATGATTACTGTTTGCGCCAGTGAGTAAAGCTTATTATTGGACGGGCGACTTTGCAACCCCCGCCACGCACACATTATCCGAGTTGAAGTTGTTTTTGCCATGCGCCAAGTGTGGTGCTGCATGTAGTACGTTTTACCCCCTGCGGCTCAAGCTCATCCATTATGGCCTTACGCATACGACCGATTTCTTTAGGGTCTGTTGGTTTGCCCAGTTCGGCCCACTTTTTGTCGGCATATTCAAAAATAAGCTCGCGTTGTCCGCTGCTGCGCTTACCTGTGCCGCCTGTACGCTGCACACTGGGCGCTGTATCTTTAGGACGCTCGTTTGCATTGGGTTGGCTAGGTTCGCGCCCCAGCTTGCCGTACAGGGCCGTACAATCCGTATCGTCCATTAAGTTACTAACGGCATTATATACGAGGCCAAACATCATTTCCCAACCTTCACAACGTTTGGGTATCGGGTCACCTGTTGTGTTGGCGTAAATACGCTTAAGCTCTTCAGTATTAAAACCCTTTAAACCATCAAAAGTGACGTCATTAACGTAATAGTTGTTACGCGGTAGTAAAATATCCGCCCAGTAGAAAAGCTGCTGCGCAGTGGCAGCGGCTTTTATAGCTTTCATATTATCCGTATCGATTAATACTAACATTTCCAAAACCCCCTTACTTACGGCCCTTGAAGCCCATCCAATTTCTCCAGCGGTAAAGCTCAATGCTTACGTTGTTGAAGTTATGCCCGTTATCTTCGGCCCACTGCTTTAGCTTGCTTGGTGTGGGAACTACGCCCGCTTCATTATAATAACTTTCGCATTTTTCCCAAACTGCTGCACACTTGCCGCCCGCACTAGGACGTTTAATGCCGTTACGCTCCTCGCGGTCTTTTTCGATTTTTAAACCTTTGCCAGTTGGTGCGGTTGTTTTAGCTGGTTTAACAACCTCACCGAACTCGTGGTCGCAACCTAGGCAAAGGTATTCCTTTTTAATTGCCGCTTCGGGTGCTTTTTCCTGCTTAGCAATAAGCTTTTGTGTTTCATAGTCACTTACCCCATTGCTTAGGTGGATGCCGCAATCCGGGCAATGGCTAAAACCTGGAACAGTTTCATCTAAGAATTCTTCATTTAGTTGGTCGTTATGTTCAGCTGTAGCGTGGAACATCCAACGACCTTCAGCATTTTCTACCAGTGCGAATTGTTCGTCGCTTTCGAATTGCTTACGTGCTGCGCGGCGTGCGTTTGATTTGTTGCTATATGTTTTCATAATGAAGTCCCGTTGTAATTTGCTTTACATGTTGGCTTGTTTGCCTCCGATGTGTGTATAATGCCGGAACGGGACTTAGGATGCAACAACTTTTAGGAAAAAATTCAAAAAAGATGTAATTAATTTTTAAGTGCTTGTTTTAAAAGGGAATATCTAATTCCCAATGTTCACAACCTTTAGCTATGACCACAATAGGCGGCTTTGCTTTAAATTTACCGCACTGGTCATTGGGCTTATCACAATGGGCGCAGTTCTCGCATGTACGTATAACACCGCTCGCCGCCATCGATTCCTGAACCTCGCTGTAACTCTGGCTGTGTATAAATTGGTTATTGCTACTATTAGGCATTGCTTAATTCCTCATCGTATTCAACATGTAAAATATCAGGGTATGGTTTACGGTTTGTCCAAACTCTTATCCACTTGGGAGTCCTTACCTCTCCGAAACGGGCCTGCGCCTCGGACGTATTTTCAGGTACATTATCTTCTTCGTTGGTAGCTTTGCGCCACCAGTCTCGGCTTTTCTTCTTAGCCCAACCCTCGTGCTCAAGGCATAGCGGTTGGCTAAACTTGCGCAACCCGCATTGATAAGTCACCATTAATAGCGGGCCTTTAGCACTAGCTTTGGCAACGTATGTCACAAAGTCTACTTTAAACTCCTCAACAACGGGGTCAGGTTTCGATTTACCCTTACGCTTCACAAGTTCTTCATCGCTAGCCTTGGCCTGGAACTTAATTTCGGGAGGGAATTCTTTACCACAGTGAGGGCAGAACCGTAAGCTGGCATGAATGTACATATTACAAGCGCGGTCTTTTTCCTTATTGTAACCATCACATTCGCGCACAGGGGCTTCACCGCCGCCTTTCTTTTTAGCCTCTGGTATTCTTGGGTCGTTAATTGGGCCTAGGCGCTTAGTGTTGCCAGCAAAGTCCAATACTAAGCAGTCAGGCTTTTCACCGTACTGTATGGCGTCTAAACGCCCCTGTTGTGTGGTTAAATCGTAACCCTCGGCATAATATGGACGTGTTCCACGCCCTAATATCTGCACCCACAATCCGGGACTTTCTGTAGCCCGCAGTATACCCAACATATCTATAAAGGGCGCGTCAAAGCCCGTAGTTAGAACGCCCATATTAACTAGGGCGGTTATTTCCTTATTAAGAAATGCCTTAATGTTAGCATCACGCTCATCGTTGCTCATTTTGCTGTGTACAGCCGCAGCACTAACGCCTTGCGCCTTAAGTTCTTCAACAATGTGGTTAACATGTTCAACCCCAGTGGTAAAAATCAACCAGTGTTTGCGGTCATCATTTTCACCGTACCATATCATTTCCTGCACAGCCTCACGAGTGATGCGCTCTTGGTCGCTAACTTTCTGTAGCTGCTTACTATTGAAGTCGCCTTGCTGTCTACCAACCTTGCTAACATCAATTTCAACTTCGGTCTTTTTAGGGGTCAGCATAGTTAAGTAACCTTGGTCAAAAAACCAGTTGAACGCCTCCATGACCGTCATATCGCAGCATATATCATCGAATAGCCCGCCTTCATCTGTAATTAAACCCATACCAACCCGATAAGGGGTTGCTGTAAGGCCGATTACTTTCAGGTTGGGGTTTACCTTTTTTAGCAAGGCCAAGGTTTTGCGGTACATGGTGTTAGAATTTCTTGGTATTAAATGGCATTCATCCACAAACACAAGATCGATATGGCCGAAGTGGTGGGCGGCACGGTACACAGACGCTACACCCCCGAAGGTTATAGGATAGTTTGTTTCCTTACGGCCTAGACCAGCTGAGTAAATGCCCACCGGAGCCATAGGCCATAATTTTAGTAACTTGTCATAATTTTGTTCTATAAGTTCCTTTACGTGCGTCAGCATCATAATGCGCTGGCCCTTGTACTGGGACATAGCGCGTCTGATAAACTCTGCAATAACGATAGACTTACCCGTACCCGTAGGCATGGCAATCACGGGGTTGCCCGTGTTGCCTTCCATAAAGTAGCGGAAAATCTCATTTATACCGTATTCTTGATAATCGCGCGGTTTCATTCTTTAAGACAACCCTTTATTTAGAACTCAGACTCGGCGCGTGTATAGCCTTTTTCCAGCAACGCTGCGCTAGTAAGGTCGTTCGGCCCTTGCTTAATTCTCTTTCCAGCTCGGGTGACGTATTCAGCAAAAAGCTCCCCGCCATCATCGCATCCGCCTCCAACGAACGACCATGCTGGTAAAAGTTGAGGGTTAAATACGTGTCGCTGGCAACCAGTTCGCTGACTAACCTTGCTTTTAATGGCGTCTCCACCAATTGCACAGCTCCAAGTCCCATCTCGTTCAGCTGTGCTGTGACTGCAAGTCCGACAGTTGATTTGCGGAATATTTTTACCATGACACACTCCATTCTGCTCACACCATTTACACTTATAAAAGCTAGGTGAATTATGTAACTTAGGCTCAGGCTCACAAACGAAAATAATACGCTCGGCCCTGTCCTTGTATTTCACTGCTGTATCGTGGTCATACTCAATAACCTCAGCGTACAGCTCGTCGTCGTTCTTATTGACCGCCATATAAAGGCCGTAAGGCAAATTATAATAGTGCATACACTCTTGCATCTGCACGTAATGGTCGAACTTAGTTGCCCGCACCCCTTTAGTTTTTAACTCACGAAAGCTTTTGTCGTTGTGTGTTTTAAACTCGGTATATGCTGGTTTTCCCTCGGGTATATCCGGAATACCCGTGGCAATGCCGTCAAGGGCGCTTCCGTAATGCCCTCCAAAATCTGAAACTCTAAACTGCCCACCTTCTTCGGTTTCAAACCATAGGTTAACCCCTTCAACCAACATGAGCAACGAAAGGAAACGTGCTTCTTCCAGGTGACCACGATTAAACAGCCTATGAATTCGCGGCGGGAATTTTGGCACTGTACACCATAACCAACGAAGCTGAACTTTGCGGGCACAATCATCACCTATGCCTGAAATTCCTAAGTGGCTGCGGAATGGGTTATCCTCACCCCTATAAGCGTCTTCCATCTTTGGTAGTAGCTTTTTAAGAGCTACTCGAAAAGCTGCACCCGCATCTTTCTCAATAGCCTTGTCAATGGCTTCAACTGTTTTAGTTGCTAATTGCATTACATTCTTTTCCTTCTAAGTTGCCCGCGCTTCGATACTTTACGCCCTTTATGGTGGGTAACACGGTTGAATTTTTTACCAGTAAGCGCCTGATGAAACTGCTTACTATGTTGAATCAACTGAGAACATTGTTGGGAGTTAAACCGCGAAATATGCCCTGATTCCTCATCACAACACATAACGTCCCGTAACCAAGCGTAAGCCTCCTTTCGCGTTATTAATCCGCCCCGCCATAGCTTATCAAAGTGTTTATGGGCTTCGTAACGCGACCGTCTAGTTTCTTTATCTCCCATCTTACCCATCGCAAGGAACGTTTGTTTATGGCAAGATACAGCCGCTTTACAATTTGTACAATAATAGATGTAAGGCCAATCCCCTTTATCAGTTCCATATAAGACGTGGTTCCGCGTTAGCTTTATATGAAGCGAACCGCAGTTATCGCAATAAATTGGTTTTCTCATCCTATCCCTCGATAAAAAAGGGGTCAACTTAGACCCCTTGGCTTACTCTGAAATCATCAGTGTTACCTGATCTTATTGGCCCTGCATCCATGGAGCTTGACCGTTTTGGGCTGCTTGTTGCCCAGCTTGGTCGGTGCTTTGCTGTTGCTGCTGTAGCTCAGGCGCTGGCCCTTGTTGCTGCTGGCCCTGTGCTTGCCCCTGCTGCCCTACCTGCTGTTGCTGGGCTTGTGGGTTAGCATTTTGCCAACCGCCTTGCTGCTGGCCCTGTGCTTGGCCCTGTGGGGCGGCTTGCTGTTGCTGCTGTTGTTGCTGCTGTTGTTGTGGGGCAAAGTTACCCTGCTGCTGTTGCATGTTCATCTGTTGTTGCTGTGGGGCGGCTTGCTGTTGCTGTTGCTGTGGAGCGAAACCGCCACCCTGCGGGCCTTGCGGTGCTGGTTGGCCTGCACCTACTTGGCCTTCAGCGGTACGGTAGCCTTTCACTTCGTTACTAGGCTCTGGATAATCATCAGTTGGTTTGGTTAAACCCACCTTAACATCAAGGGGCAAGTTGTGAAGTTGTTGGCTATCTTGTAGCTGTAGCACGCCGACCGCGTGGCAGATAGCTGATAGCGTATTGTTTGCAATTTCTACCGCAGTTGGGTTCGGGTTGTTAATGTTCAAACGGTCCCAAATCTTACGGCCCGCGTACTGCTGCGGTGCAATAATTTCGATAGTTAGCTCAAGGTACGAACCTGTGCCAGCCTTTGTCGGCTTAAGCTCTGAGTCTGTGATTTTACCTGTGTACCAACCTGGAACAAGGTTCTCAAATGCTTGTTGCGGTTCGTGCTCTTGGGCGTTGAAATTTAATCCAGCCATGTTTTTATTCCTATATTTAAGTTAACTTAAGATTGTTGGGCTTGTTGGCCCATAATTTTCTGAATGACGTGACCAATGTGTGGGAATTCAACCTCATCTAACATGCCGCTACGGTCTTTTGCATCGGCACTAAAATCAGGCTGAGTGCGCAACCCACGGTAGGTCGTACCATCAGGGTTCTTACCGATAAAGATTTGGAAAACCTCATCGGTTAGATACGGAGTTGCAGGACCCATTTTTTGTCCTGGCAGTGAAGGCCCAGCTAAGGTGAGACCAGTGCCTTCATCCTTTTGCCGTTCCTCTTTAAAATTAAGCAGTACATGTCGCCCTTCCAGGTCGCGGAACTCTTTAATGGTTTTGGTCATTTTGTCAATGAGCTCACCATACGCCTGACGTGGGTCTTTTACTTGCCGCTTGGCGTTCGCTAACACTTGCTCAGCAATTTCGGTCGCTGAGTCAAGTACGGGGTTGAAGCGTTGCCCGTTCGGGTCGGTACGCAAATACACTTCAGCGTCCACCAAGTCTTGAACATTGCGAATTTGGATTACTGGAATGTCGTATGCAATGCTGGGGTTATCAACGCCCCAAATACGCTCCAGGTTTTCCTTTTTGAGTGAAAGCAAGCCGGACTCTGCGCTCAAAATAACGGGGTTAGGCATGGTAGCCGCTAGCACAGTCTTACCCATGCCAGAACGACCATATACGCACATTTTAACGCCGTTACCTATCGCGAGTTGGTTACTTGATACAAGTTGAACAGCCATAAATAAGCCTTTGGGTTAAGGGGCTAACCAGTATAGCCCCGCAAAAATTAAATGTCAGCGATCTTTTTAAGTAGAGAATCCAACTCAGGGCACTCGTCTTCAGCGCCATAACCCAAGTCAACTTTCAGCTGGTTGATCATTTTAGCCTTCTGCGCCTTAGCTTGGATTTCCTGGAACTGCTCCGCAATTTCGTTATACTTTTCTTGACGCTTATCGTGCGCTTCAACGTCGACCTTGCTGACAATCCATTTATAATTAAAACGGGCGTTAGGGTCTAGCTGTGGCAGCTTGTCCACCTGTGTAACCACAACTACTGTCATCCCGGTGCTTGGCGCGTCAACTACAACCTCGTCGCCTTCGTTAAGATCCAGGTCTGTGCAATAGGTGTAATTTTTACCAATAGGCTGACCGCAAGCGTCTTTGAATTTTACTTTTACGGTTGTAAGTTTGTCTGACATTGTTGCCATAAGTTGAGTAATAACGTTCATAATATATCCTTACTTAGGTTAGTTAGAAGGGGGTCGTATACCCCTTACCGTTGAAATTAATAATACTAGGTTTAATAATTAAATATAACCGGAATTATTTACGTTTAATCCTTTGGCACTTTAAGGCTCATCGAAACTGTACGCGGTTTAATCGTAATAGCTTCATCGAATAACGCCTTAGCTTCTGGATCCAACGCCTTATATGATTTCATCGTTAAATCCGGCTTCCAGTTAATGCAATCATCAATAGCTTGGATTTGATCGGGGGTAAGCTGTTCATGCATCTGATTACGGATAAGGTGGAAGGCTGCTTTGTCTACCTTGTAATCCTCGCCCGTTACTGCTTTAAGCTCGTACCCACCGCCCAATTCGTAAGTATTGGTTCCGCTTGGTTTAGGGTCGGTAAAAATCTGCCCGAATAAAGCTTTGCGCTGCTCCATTTCAAGCGCCTTAAGTTCTTTAAGCTTTTTCGAATTTTCGACCCACTCAAGAATCTGCATGTTAATATCTTCACTTGAAAAAATTGACACCTTCAACACCTCTAAAATCTACATTATGTTCACGCATATCGCCTCCGACCATGCGTTCGTTTAAAAAGTGGTAGCTGGCAATCTCACCGCTAGTATAAAGGTCTAAATCGATAGCCGCCCGCATAGCGTCCAAGGGATCGTTATTGACATGGTAAGCACCACGAGCAACTAGCGCCCCGCTACCATCAAAATAAACATCGTCATGGAGCGGCTGAATACCTTCGTCATTCTTTACTGCGAACCGTTGCCCGTTGCAGGACATAAAGTACGCTACCCACTCCAAATCCTTACACGGTCTATCACCTTTACTGCAACCGCGTAGAACCCATTCGGCAACCTCGGCAAACGTGCCAGCCACGCCAGCAAGCGCAACCGCCCCGACACCCTTAACTCCAAACAATTTTGGCTCGGCACTCATAAATGTCCCTGCACAGGTTATCTGAGAGTCAACATAAAGGGCATCGCGGGTGATTACTATTGTGGTCATAGAACCCCCTTAGCAGTCCATAGGCGCTAGTTTAATTACAAGCTCGTAATTGCAGTTACCTCGGCTCGGCTCTTTATAAACTTCAAACGCACGTTTGCCAACAACCTGTGACACAGCATCGTCTTCAGACATACCTTGTGGAACCACAACTTCAGTAACTTCAGGGTCGTTAACTTCCATAATGAAACGCTGTTCATCACTAAGGTCTTTTTCCTTAATGAATACGCCGTCAATTGTTAAACCTTTACGGGGTTTAATTTCCTGGTACGCTTCGTCAACGCAGTCAACGAAGTTAACGCCGACGTAGTAGCATAAGGTGCATAAATTGTCGCACACAGCCACGCAGTAAGGCGCAATCGGTTTACCCCGTGCAACCGCACCCATAAGCTCGCCCATTAGCGCGGCATGGCGTACAGTAAGCTGGAGTAGTGTTTTATCGCACTTAGCATTATGGAAATTAAAGTCTGAAGGGGCTTCTAAACCTTGAGGCGTTGTAACCTTAAGGACTTCGTTTGGCTGCTCGCCTTCCTGCAATAGCTGGATGGTCATAACCACAACTGTATCCCCTACTGCATCCTTAAACATGGCTTCATCGCAGTCCAGCACCGCTAGACTAACTTCGCCACCTTCTTCGCCACCTTTAAGCATCTGTAACTTAACCGTACTTCCTTCGATTAAGTTACGCCCCATAGCCCAATTTCCAATTCCTTTAAGTAGTGTATTTAACATTAGATGTTACTCCGTTGGTTTAAAGTAAGGCCCAGTATAACTGAGCCCTTGTACATAGCTAGATTAAGACCTATTCAACCACCATGAACACATCCCCGCGAGTGTGGTACATGTCCATGACCTTCTTAGGATCCAATTGTACAACCTTACCAGCCCTTTTAAGTTCCTCAATAGTTTCACGTATTACCTGAATACTACGTTTATATCGAGTATCTTTAAAAATGGCGCGGCGGGTTGCACGGTTGCTTATATAGTTCCATGGAATGTGGCGGTTGGTGTGCATGTCACCCGCCCTGCTCCCATAGTTCTGCGGGTTGCTTACATTAAAGAAGCCAATCATTATTTCGCGTAATGTTTCCATAGCTTCGTTTTCAGTACCATCCGCAATTTCACCATTCGTAACCGCACTGCGAACAATTGAATGGTGATGGCGCAATAACTGCAAACCCCAATCGACATGCTCTTTTGTGATTACTGGCTGGCTAGGGCAGTCCATAGCAGCAATTAACCCGCAAACCTTCATTAACTTAAGGTTGGCCCGTGTCCAAAGAGAGTTGACTATATCGTCCTCACCTTTGGTGGCGTTAGCCTCGTCCGTGCATTTGCGGCTAAAGTCTGCAAAGAACTTTGAGCTATAGTCGTCTTGCATAATGGGCACAGTATCCACATAATTAGGATCCATTAGTGCGCGGGTAACGCCCAAGGTTGCTTGCTCCAAATGGTTAAGCAAATGCTCTGGCGGTAACACAGCGTTATAAGCCGTGTCGTAAGGAATATCCCCATCATAGCGCAGTAGCATGAAGCGCGATATAAAGCCATCAGTGAACATGTCGCGCGTAATACTTTGGAAGAACGGCTCGGGTACTGACTCACCCAAAAAGCTAAACGCCACCGAGTGATTAATGTCAATGCTGTTCTCGTTCTTTGAGTAGCGCAAGCCGCCCACTACATCGTATTGACCGGACTTACTGTAAACGTCCGTCATCTGTTCACGTACCGTTGCCAGTGCGCCCCCTTGGTTATCCACGCTCACCATGTTTTTGAATATCTTACCGAACTCACTTAAGCACTGGCAAAAGCTGGTTCGCGTTTGGAATTCATTAAACATTGCGTTCTCGTGGGTAAAGCGCTTTGTCATTATAAAGTTCCGTGCGCCTACTATACCCTTGTGCCGTTCAAGCATTGTCATAAGCGCTTCAGGGTTCCGCGACAGTGCGCTTTTACCCGTACCACTGGGCGCTAGTACCATAAAGTAATTGTTTAGCCCCGTGCCGCTTATATTGTAGCATCGGCCGAACAAGCCACTGGCTACCGCTAAGGCTTCCGCAATAGCAAATTCCTTGATTGGCTTTAGCGACTGCCCGTAAAAGTAGCGGGCCAACTCGCCCAACATTCCAGGCGGGTAATCAATATCGCTCACGTGGCTGCTTTCGCCTAGCAACTGGTCAGCCTTAACACGCTCAGCGTCCTCAATTAGCTTTTCAGCTTCCTTCTGGCGCTCAGGGTTGAACTGGCTAAGTACAGCCGCCGCCTTTTGCTGCTCCACCTTGTTCTGGTGTTCGCGTTCCTCACGGTCACGTGCGTTCTTAGCTTGGGCAAAACCTAACGCCCGCTTAAGCTTGTACTCGCTTCCGTGGTTGCGCTGCTTGCGGTGCTGTTCCTTAAAGTTGCCAGGATAGCGGCGTGTAATGTCGCCTAACGCGCTGTTCCACCATAGGCGCTTACATTGCTCCACGTTAGGGGTAAAGTAGTTGACAATCGTCATAAAGGCGCTGTCTGCTTGGCTGGCATCAAACTCGTATTCGCTAACGCCCAACTGCTTATTCATAATTTCGCAGTAGGTCGCCCAGTCGCCATCCATTAAGCATTTAAACTTACCACTGTGGTCATGCTCGTAACACTTAGCAATAACTTCCTCGTCGCTAAGCTTTTGCTCACCATCGGCCAGATCATAGTCAACAGCTTCCGAGGCCCGTTCATTAAAGAACTCGATAACGCTTTGGTCGTACACCATAGGCTTGTCTACAATGACGTTGCCCGTACATATAATAAAGCGCTCTTTACTGTACACTTCAATAGTGGCGGTTTTAATAGCTCCGCGTATTTCACCCTTCAGCCAAATGTGCAACCCGTTACCGCTCCGGCTAACCTCAGTATAACTAGCAAGGTCTTCCATCAGCTTGTGGTTGCTGGCAGATTGGGAAATAGGCGTATCCTCTTTAGTGTCCAAATCAATACAAGTAAAGCCATCGCCTTCGGTCAAAACAAAACCAAATCCGCGATCGGGGTACTTGTGCAATAGTGGCTCTAACTGCTCAAACGTCAATAGGTGTTGGTGATCGTGTATGCTAATACGCTGCACATGTCCATTCACTAGCGCGTGTGGACTTTTGCACCAACTAGGGTCGGGTTCTTGGTCACGCCCTGTTAAACACCACCGTCGAGCAAGCCGTAGCTCTAACGGAATGTTATTGTGCATCTTTACTCTTCAGTGTTTTGTAAGCGTTGACTAGGTTGTTGAGTTGTTCGTTGCGTTCCCACACGTAGCTATTTCCGACAGGGATTGCCATTCCGCCGTAACGTTTCATTAGAGCGATGGCAGTTGGGCGGCTCGCACCTGTAACGTTCATTACTTCCTGTACTGTGTAGTACCGTGCGTTGAACCTGTCTAGTTCGGTTTCAGTAACTGGTTGGGCCGTGAAGTGGCCTCCCAGCGCGTCACTTAAATTAGCCATTGTTTTACTCCGTTTTGTAGGTGTGCGGCTAATATATGCCTTTATTATAGGTTTCACAAGCTTTTTGGGATAAACCGTAAGCTGGCTTAATGGTGTAGGTACAAGACTTTACAAATGCGAGTGTTTTTGTGCGTTCATTAAGGTTTTTTACGTTTAATTTTCTTACAGATCATTAAAAAACTTTAATTTAAGTCCTTAGGCGGTGCTGTATAACAGATTTGTAAAATTAATGATTAAGTAAATTTTACGGTTGCGGTGTTGTTTTTAACGTATGTAAAGAGGCTTTTATTATTTCCGTGTTGCGTTTAATAAGCGATTTTGTGAAATGTTTGATGGGGGTGATGACAAAACGCTGTAAGTTATTGTTTTTAGTAGAAAAAACGGCGTCACCCCAATTTTAGGCCGTCACCCACACCCCCTAGGTCTGAGGGTATGTGGGGGGATATTTGGGGTGATGTCTGCAAAAATCTATAAAAAAATGTATATTTTTATGTCTAAAAGGAATTATATCTAAATATCTAGAATTATACTTATATAAATATATATATATTTTTTATATATATATTAATAAGTTAACATTTTTATTTTTAAACAATTCCTTTAATTTTCGTTCCAAAAAGTGAAATTCTAAAGAAGTTTAATGATCATTAACGTCAAACATATCGAAGGGTGATGCTAGGGTGACGTTGGGGTGATGGTCGGCCGAAATCAGCTAGACCGATTTTACCATATCCAGCCAAACCTTAACGTTAGGTAAGAAAACTGCGGATCATTAAAAAACACCCTTGGAACCTATTTACCGATCATTAAATCGGCTTAAAAACGGTTGAATTTGGGGTGATGAGTGGTTAGATGGCGCTTAAAGATTAAGGAAAACACGTGAACCATTAAAATAACTTTGCAATCATTAAGAACTATAAATATACTAGGAGTTGAGTTAAAAAGAAGGAGCATTTATGCGAGAACTCATAGTACGTACTACCCAAAACTTCCAAACTTACACCTTAGTAGTGAACGAGAAGGAAGCCGTTATATACTGCGAAAGCGGGATGCAGACAACGCCGACGCAGTTTGTGGTCACACGCAGGTCAGGTGATGCTGATGCAGCACTAAAACGCATCCATGAGCAGTACCTTAACAACCCGCAAATGAGCAACGATGAATTTCGTCATCTTGTAAACCAACACCTAACCCGTTACGGTTGGTATTAATCATTCAGGGGGCTTCGGCCCCTTACTTAGGAATTAAAAATGAAATCTACAATATTAACGTTTAGTTTTGAAAACACCAATCAGCCGCGCGTGGTTGTGGACTGTGTCGATACTGATAACGGTGTTTATGATGGCGGACCAACACAACTCGCTAAAGCCACAAGGCAAACCCTCAGGTGTAAGGATTTTGAATGGAACTTCGCCAATCCCCATGAAGCTGACATAGTTCATAACGTGCTACCCAATAGCGATATGATGCACTTCAGAACAGTGCAGGACATTTTTTATAAGGTTACATGGTCGGTACACCTCAGTCATAGCGACTACATTGTTTTTGATCGATTGGTGCAGGCTGAATGCCATAATGTTGTTACCGCGTGTAAGAATGAAGTGAGACGTGCCAGCCGCCGTATGACAGATGAGCAGGAATATAGAGAGGTTGCTGAACGTCTCGCGCATTCATATAGTAAGCGCATTGAACAGTTCCAGTCGCAACCGTGGTGGAAACGTGCATACTTGGCTCTATTCAATAAGCTATAAGGGTTTGCCATGCTAGAATTAATTGTGATGGCTTTGGCGCTATTGTCTGCATTGTGCATTCTAGCGCTATTGGTTATTGGATTAATCGATATAGGGGGTTAATGTGAATACTTTACAACTGCCTGAACCGTTATTCATACGATACTTGTACCATCTACAGCAAATTGATTATATTGACGGTACAGCCTATTACCTTGGGCAAAAGGTTAGCTGCGTGGCTGGCAAACGTTTCATTAATGAGCACGGCCAGAAGTTTATCCGCTATTACTGCAACGGTGGCATGTACGTGGAAGGCGATTTGGATAAAGTTGAGTTGGCCCGCATCAGGGTTGAGCAGCCTAATCTAGTTTTTATCGATACGGTTGCCAACATCCTAAACCAGCCAGCCCAGTATATGGAATTTATCATTATGAAAAACAATGCGGGGATATTGTAATGTCTGAAGCCGATGCACTGGAAGAATGGAGTGACGAGGATTTGTATGAGGATTATGAAGATTAGGAATCTATTGGAAGCTACTACGCACAACGGCCTAAGCGACAGCCTAAGCCCACCAAGCGGAAACCAGTGCGCGGTGCTAAGGCTACGTTACGTTGCCACTGTGGCGCACAGTACAGCGCCCGCGTCGCCGATTTAAAACGGGGTTGGGGGTTTAGCTGTTCCAAAAGCTGTGCCGCCAAGCGCCGCAAGTACAAACTGCAACCAGCAACAATTCTAGGTGAATAGTTCATGCTTGCGCGGGCTGGGTGGAGTGGTAAGCTGGGCCTATATTATTACGGAGGTAGAAATGGAAGAAAATAAAGAAGCGGTACTACTGGGTAACATACTGTTTGCCCTGAAGCATATACGCACGTTTGGCCCGCACGATAAAGACTATGGTATATGCGCAAACGCGGCGAAAGTGTGCGGCCCTAAAGTGTGGTCATGGTTCACAGAAGATAACGGCCTCTGCAACTATTACGATGTATTGCTCGAATGGGAGCATTGGTGTGAAGGTTGCCATACCATGTATCCAATTGAGGAATGGGCAGTAACCTATCACAGCAATAAGTTAAAGTGGGATCCTGAAACTGCGTACGGGCGTAAACGTTGGCACTTACTAAATCACTTCATAACCTACCTGGAAAGGTTAGGTGTTGAAAGTAATGAAAACTTTTATTACGGGGGTTACTGAGGTTATGAGTGATACATTCGATCACATGGTGGACGCCTACGAAAGTCTGAATTATGATGGTAATTGTGGGGTTGAAGGTGGTGGCGCACCCCCTGACCCACTGTTTTACCATGTTAAGATTAAGTTCCTACGTATTAAGGCTGAAACGCCAAAGGCGTATCTATTTGATGTTGGTACTACAGACTTCTGGTGTCCAAAGTCCATTACCAAGAAGCTGAAGGTTGAGCCTGATGGTTGCGGATCTGTGTATGCGCACCACAAAACATTAATCAAACTATTAAGGGGGGAAACGTTAATGGGAACTGACCACAATTCTGAAATTATTTCCATGCTCGATATAGCCAATGACTTTGCATCTGACTTTCCGGACGGTGCTTGGTTTGCTTATATGATGGAGACCGTTGAGAATTACGAAGATGCGGTTAACGATAAGCGCGCCACCAAATTAACATTTGATGCGCACGAACACGTCATGCGCTGGATAGAACTAAGAGGTGAATAATGAAGGACTTTAATTTTAAATTGGAAATATTACGCAAGCGTTTAGAAATTGAAGAACGCGAAGATGGGGTTTATATTAATCTTACTAAAGATTTAAAAATTGAGCTTACTCATCTTGAAGGTTTGCTCAAAGAGCTTATGGCAGTTCAGCAGATGGGTTTACCTAACACCGCCTGCGTGTGGTTGGCTTCTAACTTAATCACCCATTGTCAAATCCACGAGGCTTATCAGGAATTCCAAGATGCCATTGGCAACGAAAACCCGTTTGGCTACTGGATTATTTTGACAAGCAAGATAAACCAGGAGCGGATAATGTGGTTAAGCTACATTAAAGGGTTTATAGTTTATATTTTGTACTGTGGTAATATTGCCGCAGTACATTCGGAGCTAAGCCCATGATTAACACAAAGACACTATCCAACATTTTTACAACCACTTCGCTTTCCGCATTTGCCTTTTACAACGCCTTCGAAATTCTTAAAGCCATGAGCCAGGATAATTTCGCTATAGTTCTTATATGGCCCGAGCTCATTTTAATGGTAATATCGTTTCTGTTAGTAGTATTTCTTTTAACCCCGTATATTGAGCAGGAAGATTATGAACGAACGTGTCAAAGCACGCATGATGAAACTGATAGCGCTGACTGAGAGTAGTAACAAGTACGAGGCCATTAACGCACAGGCCAAAATAGAGGCGTTGTGTCGTAAGTACAAAGTGGATATTAACGACCTTACCAGCGAAAAGGAAGAAGTTAAAGAGCGCTTAATTTATTGGTACAACATGCCATATAAAAAGCTGGCTATCCAAATCCTGTACATGCTGTTCCCGGAGACACCTATCTACAGTAGTAGGGTGAAGCAGAATAACCTTGTTGTGGATTTAAGTGACGGCGACTTTGCCCAGCTTGAGCTTTACTGGAACGTACTTAAGCCAGCGCTTAAGAAGTACATGGAAAACAGTGTATCGGCATTTATAGCGGCTAATAACCTCTACCCTAAAGACGTTGAGCCAGTTGCTAAAGAGTACACTGAGGAAGATTATAAAATTATGGAAATGGCACAGTCAATTGATGCAACCCCAATCCACCAAGCACTGGAGAATAAAAATGTCAGTTAGTAGTTACCAATTAACAGAAGAATTTATAACGGCACGTGTTGAGCACTTCAAGGCGTGTTTGCACGATGCAGATCCACGCAGCCAGTACGCAGAACAGGTTAAGACAAAATTCAACCTGGATATGGTTGAAGTTGTTGAGCTCAACCAGGATGAGGAAGCTTACCCTAACCAGTTCCTGCCCAGCCGTGACACCATTAGCGGGGACTTTATTGAAGGTACGCAGTTCTTTATCATCGATAAGCCCGTGGTGTACGATACAATTCCTTACGGTGGACAGCGCTACCGCATCGTGCTAAAGGTAGGATTTATTTTTGACGGCGCAAGCATACCGCCTATAGTGTGGTCAATAGCTGGTAGCCCGTTCGTTAATGATGGCGCTGGGCAGTACCGTCTTGCCGCAGCCATCCATGACGGCCTGTGTGATAAGCACGAACTTCGCTCCACAATCGCCCACAACGTATTCAGCCGTATTCTAGAGCTAGAGGGGATTAGCCGTTGGCAACGTTTTAAAATGGTCAGCGCCGTTAAAATGTTCGGCCCTACATTCACGGGGCGTTTGCAATGAGCGTCAACGAGTTGTTGTTCCTTTGGGGTTACGGCCTGCAAAGCGCGGGAATGCTTATATACTGCATTATCGACGTTATACGTGCAAAGCGTTGGGATGCTCGCTTTGGTTCGTACAGCACTGAATACTGTATGTGTGGGGAGCGTGTTGATTCCCACACTATCGCCTCAAACCATGCGCCCTTAAGTGAATTTGATTACAGGTATAAAGGGCTCGTTGAATATCCTTATAAACGTGGAGGCTTCCACTTGCCTTTATTGTATCGTTCTGCTAGCATTTAGTTATCGGACATAAGTTAAGGACATTTATTATGAATTTCGCACAATTACATGACTGGGTTAAATACTGCAACAAGCATAATCAACGTTGTGCAATTATCAACAAGCACACCGCTCAGGCATTACGCATCACCGAGTACGGACGTGAGCAAGTGCTGGGTGAAGACTTAGCCACTGGCAGTGAAGTGGTTGTTAAAACCAAAGAGCTTGAACACTATGCAGAATTTTAACAACCAGGAATTACTTGAGCGGGCTGCTGAGATTATGGGGGAGCCTGCCGAGGAAATGGTGATTATTGTTTGCGACGAAATGTTGCAAACGCTGGCAAAGCATGAGCTGGATAAGCAATACGCGATTGTAACTAGCCAGAAGATGCCACCACCTACGCCTTCAACCCCTGCGCCACCAGTACAAAGGTCGCGTAAGGGTAAAGGCGAGCGCAAACGTGCCGCCCGTAAACAACGCAACCAATGGCGTAAATAAGGAATTACTAAATTTGCCCCGCAATCGGGCCTGTATGGCGAAAACAGGCCCGCCCCTATACCAACGCATTACCCCGCACATTAAACCCGCTTAAAATGGCTTACAGCGAGTCGAAAATAATTTAAAAATAATTCCAAAAGGGGTTGCACCCATGAACCATTCCGGTAATATACACACATAGACACAACGCAACACAAAAAGGTATTAAAATGAACACATCAACCATTACAGTAACCCACGGTGCATATGAACAGGTGGAATTTCCTAACCCTGATACAATGGGGTATTGCTATGGTACGTGCGGCTACCGTCAGCGGGTTTCGGATGATAACTATAGCGAGTTATGCTGCGCTGGCGATAACTGGTGGACGCTAACTGACCTTGAAAGCGACGAGCACACGCTAATTATCCACAAAGGCGACGTGGAGCAAATCAAAAAGCTAATCGCTGCTGAATTTAAACATTTCAGCGTAACTGTAAACTTTAAGTAAGGGGGTAGCAAAATGAAAAACCATCCACAGCAGACAACGCACAAAACTGTTCTTAACAACCAGCAAATTGATAACCTTGTGCAAGCGCTCGAAATTGCAATTGCAAGCGGTAAAATTGATAACAGCAAGTTCGACCAAAATAATATTTGTTTTGTTGACCCTAGCAGCACTTTAAAAATGTTGCGCGAGGTTGCCGAGTGTACTAACGCTGAACTTACTCATGGCTTGTGCATTTAGCAAGCTATAGCTCACTACTTAATGGTTAAGAAATGAGAGTTATACTAATAACGGTGACAATGGGTACGTTGTTTGCGGTTGCCGCCTACGATATAGCTACCGTAGCCCAAACAGCTAAGCCGCAGATAAAAATGCTAACAGAACACAAGCTTTTGTCAGGTGGTAACGCCACACACGGCTTTCATTATGTGTGTTTTAACAATCAGGTTATTTACCTAGAGCATATTGGAAACAGACAGATTACCTACGCTCCCGGTTCTTGGTATGGTGTACCAGCGGATTGTGCAAATTGGGACAATATCAGAAAACATTTAACTTGCAATGAGGGGAAATAATATGCGTATAAGCCACCAACCAATTACGCTAGTTCACGGGGCCAGCTACTCAGTAATCCCACGCGGGGAAGCAAAGCCAATTCCTACAGTATGCCTATTCCTAGACCCGAAAAAGTTTAAGGCAACTATTAAACAGCGCTACCCTGACGTTCCTGAAAAACCGTGCTTTATGTACAAGGATAAGGTCAAGGGTGAATATAAATACGTCCTATTGGGTGATGTTGCTTTTATGGCTCGGCTCGGAGGTAAACATGTTAAACGGTAATTTCTATCGAGGCACTGTAGTTGTGCATTTCGGCGGGCTAAAGCGTCCCAAGATTTACGAGGGTTGCGACATACATATGAGCACGCACGGCGCTTTATGTGTGGTCAAACCTAGCGGCTTAGTGGTGGCAACTTTTGCACAAGGTCAATGGATTAGGGCCGAGCATGTCAATACTTAAAAATCTTACACGGGTGGCTGTACCACCTACAACATCAATTCCTTTTCTAGCTGTGTATGACCAATATGGTATTATTAGGGCTGAAACGGTGCAGTACGTTGAGGGCAATTACTACGCTTACAGCGAAGCGCAGAACAGCTTTTGCGACCAGATAGTACAATGGTCCGAGGGTACTGAGTTTTACACTTATAGGAGTGATTTTAATGATGCAATTTAACTATGCGCAGCGTGAACACTGGTTTAAAACATTGGAACGTTTAAAGCATAAACTAAGCGAAATCCAGGCTCACGTGCAAAACGAAAACAGTATTACAAAAGAAGTGCCTGAACATATCGAGCAAGTTAGGGCCACGATTAACAAGGAGCTGGGTGGTTTTAGTGATGCAATTGCTTCCATACAAAGTGGGTTTGTGTACGCAGGGGTAAACGTAATTCCTGAAAGCGAATACGGCGTTGCCATCGTAATGGAAGCTCATTTACGTGAAGCTATTGAACGTATGGCTGCAAGATTAGGCCATGCGCCGCAAAGCATTTTTGTGGATGAGACCTGCATTGTAGAGCTGGTAAATGATATCGAGCAAAACAACTTAATGGTGTCTGAAAATGGGAGTTAGGCTAAAACCGAGCAAACATGTAAGCACTGCGCTCCGTAAGGCATGGGAGGCCCGTGCTAAGAAGTGTTGGCTAGCTGGTGGCGGGTGCTTTGCGCAACTTGCTTGTGGAGGCTTTGTCGGCTCACAGGCGCAGAACCAATTAATGTACACGTTGGAAAGCGTGAGGCGCTGGTCTGGGATTATAATGGTGTTCAACTGTAACGGATACCAGCAATGGGCGGATAGTGTAGTCATAGAGAGTACGCAACCCCTTAAGTTAAACGAATTCCAACTTGGCGTTAATGCTGCCATGGATGAGTTATACGAAAGTTGTAATAAAAAGTTCATTGTTAGCTCCGGATATTATGTTGTAACCCACACAGGGTTCGACCTCGCAGCCATGCGCGATGGTGTTGTACAATGGTTTGCAGACCGAGGCGCTTTTGACGCCACCTATTGCTATTTGCAAAATGAATTGAAGGAGAAGTTAAATGAACAAGCGGCTAACGCTTAAACAACAAACCCATGAGCTAGGCTGCGTTTCCGCGTGCCTAGCTATGATATTAGATATGGATGTGGAGCAAGTGCGTACCGAGTTTGAAGCGGCGTTCTTTGACCACACTATGGAGGTTCCGCAGTACCTTGAAAGTAAGGGTTACACATGTAAGAAACCTGAAGAACCTTATCGGCTAGCACAGGGGTACATTTACCTAGTGCTTGTTCCTTCCGCAAATTCCATCGGGCTATTTCACCAGATCATTATTGATACTCGCTTTGAGGATGAAATTATTATCCTTGACCCTGCTCGTGAGGGTAAACGCCGCTATGTTTATGAAGCTGTAAATCCAAACGAAGCAGAGGTTTGTTCATTCTATATCGAGTACGTTATTGACAAAGCGGAGGTGGAATAATGGTGCATGTTGTTAACAAGGGTAAGGCGGGTGAGCGTGAGGTTGTGAAGCTTTTACAGCCAATTGTTAACGAGGTTTATGAAAGCCTTCGTATGCAGCCGCCCGACCTATTACGTAACCAAATGCAGACCGCAGTTGGAGGGTATGACATCTGCGGGCTACCGTGGATTGCCCTGGAGGTTAAACGCCAAGAGCAGCTAAGCTTGAACGCTTGGTGGAAGCAAGTTACAACCGCATGTTGTAACGGTGAAGTTCCAATTGTAATCTTCCGTCAGAACCGTAAGAAGTGGCGCATTCTTATGCCTGCGTGGTTGCACACTGGCGGAAAAGGTCACCAGCAATGCCGCGCTGAAGTTGACCTGGATACGTTTCTAACTTGGTTCCGTGAGCGTTGCAAATACGAGGCTATTAAAGAAAGTGAGTCGACTTGCTTGGGGGACATGTAATGCACAAGTTCTTATTGTTGATTGTATTTGCCTTTGTAGTTTGCGCCGCGTCAGTGTGTTTGGGGGCGTTGGTTCTAGCCGCACTGGGCTACGATGCCCATTACATCGACGGTACGTTGTTGCAGCCTTTGCAGTGGGTTTTTAGCGGCTTAGTTATTAGCTTAGCCGCTTGGCTGGTGGCATGGGTTAATCGACCAAGTGGGCCATATATTAAGAAATAGTTCTTATTGGTTAAACGCAATATATCAGTTAAACTAAGGCTGTAGAATATTTCTACGGCCTTTTATTTTGGAGAAAATATGGTTCTTACAAACATTGCTATTGGAATTAGTTTATTCCTGCATTTGTGCCTCTTTGTGGCGTTCCTTAGTAAAGGAAACAGGTCGGCGTTATTTGCCCTCATAGGCGGATTAGTTAGTTTGCTAGGTGGCGGGTTCTGGCTACTATTAATATTGATTCGACTTTTCACGGGGGATTGGGTATGAGTTTCAAGCCAATGTTGGCAAGCAACATTAAACCGGAACAAGTTACTGAAGAGTGTTACGGGTCAATTAAGTTGGAAGGGGTGCGCGGCATTGTACGCCCTCACGATGGTTTAGTTACCCGCAATCTTAAGCCATTCGGCAATAGCTTAATATATCAGACACAGCTTGTGCAGAAATTAGAGGAGTACTGTGCGGGTAGTGGGATTACCCTTGAAGGTGAATTCTACGTTCATGGTTGGACTTTTAATCGCATAGATTCATGCCTACGTGGTGAGGGTAATATAGACGTTCACAGTTTACAATTCCACGTATTCGACTGTTATATTGACCACAAACCTGACCTTACATTTAAAGACCGCGTTACTGAATATACGAAAGCGGTGCGCGAGCTGAAAGCGGAAGGTTGTGGTCAAGTTGAAATCGTTGTTCAGTATTTAATGATGGACGAGCATGATATACGTAAAGCTTACTGCTACGCTATCGAAAATGGATATGAGGGCTTTTGTCTTAAGAAAGCAGATGCGCCTTACAAGCTTGGGCGTAGTACCACCAAGCAGCAGATCTTCGTTCGCATTAAGCCTGAGGAAACTTACGACTGTGTGGTGTTGGATATACTTGAGCGCCAGCAAAACCTTTGCGAAAGCGAGGTTAACGAATTGGGCTACCTGTACAAGCGCCAGGACAAGGGGCAAAAAGCCGCCACAGGCTTAGCACAGAGCGCGGTGGTGTATACCCCTGCGTTGGGTAAGGTACACAAAGTTAGCCTTACACGCGGGCTTACAGACCCCGACCGCGCCCGTATATGGGAGGAGCGCGAGCGCTGGATTGGTACACCTATGCAGTTCGTAGCGATACCCGTTCCAGGGCAGGAGGTTCCTCGAAGCCCTCGTTTTGATAAGTGGCGCGGCGATATACAGCCAACTTTCCTTGAGCACCCTGAGAGTGATAGCGTTATGGTTAGCTGGGATCCCGCAGAAGTTGAAGCTGTTCTACAGAAATCAACGTGCCATGTAATCACGTTAGAACAATTCATTCAACTTTATAATGAAGGTTACAGCGTTGCGAACTAATTTACCGTTCATTAAATAATTTTAGCTTTATGATTGCGAAGGTTTCGTATGTTTCGTAAAGGTTTTAAAAAACTACTTATAAAACAAAAGTTTACAAACTGGTTGCACCAGTTGTGACACGAAACCTTCGGTATACACCCCGACTCTCAGGGTGTATGGGGGTATAAATTAGGGTGATGGTGGTTATAAATCTAGGTTTGGAATTAAATATATAAATAAATACATATAAAATATATATTTTTATTTATAGTTTTCAATAACTTACAAAACAATTAAATTTATTTAACGATCGTTAAGATCAAACAAATCGTTGTGTGATGGCAGGGTGACGAACGTTTCGATAAACTGTAACCCGTTAGTCTAGGGCGCAGCGCAAGAACTAGCTATAATAGTGTGGTCATTAAGGAGGCCAGTATGTCAAACAATTTTATAACTTTACGTGAACCAATCGAATTCGGTAAATACCGAGGCACAGGCAAGACAGGTGCTGACTTGTTAAATTGCCCTCAAGGCATATCTTATCTTAAGTATCTTTACAATCATACAGATGTTGCAATGGAACATAGCTTGGTTAATTCGTTGGGTAAGGAAGTTGACTTAGTTGCAAACGACCAACGCCGTAACAGTAACTTATATCACAAAGCGGATATACATCCATTCCTTAGTAAAGTTGATGGGCTCCAAGGAACGGGCGGGACCGCTACTTTCAACGATTGGAGTAAATACGGTGATAAGTTCAAGCAAGCTTTAAGGGAAGCTGAGTTGGGGATAACTTCACGTACATTTGACTCAATTGTTAGAAATGAAGTCCGGGCGATGTCTAATCTGTACGGGGTTGAAAAATGAGCTCCAGTAAAACACTTGAACAGATTATTGTAGAATTCTTGCGGGAACGTGCGGGTGAGTTTGTAGCCGCCACAGACGAGGCATTACTTCGCCATTGCTTTAAGAGTTATACATGGGAAACTGAACTGCGGCGTGGGGTTGGTGCAGCGCTATCGCGTATCCACGCGGAGAAGGGTGAATACCCTGACGGGCGTATTATACGTAAGCGTATGAAAATGAAACCGAGTTCTTTAGCGCGGACGCACATTGGTCGCAATTCACAACCCGTTTTCCACTATAAATTCATATCCAATAGCTAATTTGCATAATATCGGGGGCTAATATACCATTGTTGGAAAATAAGCTATATTTAAAGCAGTTTTCCGTCAGTTAGGTATTTATGGCCCACGATATTCACAGTTTACTAGATTCAGACGCTGGTTATACTCCATCGGAGAAGAAATTGCGCGATCGTTTCGTGGAAGAGTATATTCGTGATTATAGCCATTATTCAGCAGCGGTTCGAATTGGCTTTCAGGGCGAAGACGCTATGCAAATGGCAAAGCAGTTCATGGACGAGCCTTATGTCATACGCCTCATTGAGCGCGCTCAAGGCAACCGCAACCCATATTTCAACACTTCAGAAACGCCAAGCCCAAACCAAGATAAAGAACTGCCATTTGAGCAGCATAACGTTGACTACGACAAGCAACGGGTTTTATCGGGCCTTATGCGCGAAGCATTTCATTATGGTGCTGGTAGCACGCAGGCCGCTAGAGTTTCGGCGCTCAATACCCTAGCCAAGATATACAAGCTTGATGAAGGTAGTAAAGACGAGGGCGGAACTAACTCTAACGTTATGGTAGTTCCTGCAATGGGTAGCGTAGACGATTGGGAAACAGTTGCTGAGGAGCAACAAGCTAAACTTAAAGAGGAGGTTAGTAAATGACACCTGAGCGCATAACGGTACATTGCAGCGCCAATAAGAAAGGCCGTTATTTAACAGTTAACGAACTGCGCCGTTACCATGTGGAAACATTGAAATGGAGCGATGTTGGTTATCATTATGTTATCCGGACTGACGGTGCAGTAGATAAAGGTAGGCCGTTAACGCAACAGGGGGCGCATGTACGCGGGCATAACAAGAATAATATCGGTATATGTTTAATAGGGGGTTTAGATGCCAAGGGTAAGCCCTCATTTACATATACGGACGCACAGATGCACGCCCTGTACGGTTTAGTTATATCCCTGTGCCTAGAGCACGGCATTAGTTATCACAAGGTTTGTGGTCACCGTGATTTTAGTCCAGACTTAAATGGTGACGGCGAGATTACAAGTGACGAGTTCATTAAAGACTGTCCTTGTTTTGATGTTAAAGAATGGTTATCTAGTCAACTGCAACAAAACGGAGTCAAATATGAACTCGATTAGTAATTTGGGCCGCAAGTTAAATATTATTCGCGGTGTTAAGTCACTGTTATTCAACGATGGTAAATTCAATATTTCACGTGCTATTATCCTTTTAATAGCTGGTATTGTTATTGCTGTCGGTTACAAAGTAATCGGCCCTGAGGCTATTAATTTCACAATGCAAGTTCTGGCAGAATTTAGCGGGGATTAAAATGCCACAGAATAAGCTCAGCATATTGGAGGCCATCGCGTTCGCGCTGTTTGCGGGTGTGGGTGGGGCATTGTCCTATCTTTTAAGGACATTGAGCGTTAACGTGAAGCCTTCATTTATTAAGGGGTTAGTTGAAGCCCTATCTTCAGCGTTCGTTGGCGTGCTTGCAATGCTTGCTTGTAAAGGTGCTGGAATTGACTGGTACTGGAGCGGGGTCATTGTTGGTGTGTTTGGGTGGATCGGTGCTGAGACAAGTATTGTAATATTGTCTAAGTGTATCCGGTCTAAGTTTGGCATAAGTACAAATAACGATAAAGATGGAAAATCATAACGTAATTTGGAAGCCGCAAAAGGGGTCGCAGACTTTAGCGACCTCTTGCCCGTGCAACCACATTTTAATGGAGGGGACTCGGGGAGGTGGTAAAACCGATAATCAGCTAATGTTTTACCGCCGTTTTGTGGGCCTAGGTTACGGCGCTTTCTGGCGTGGGGTAATATTTGACAGAGAATATAAAAACTTAGACGATTTAATAGTAAAATCTAAGCGTTGGTTTAGCCAGTTCAATGACGGTGCAAAGTTCCTTAAGGGCGGAGGTGACTATAAATGGGTCTGGCCCACAGGTGAAGAGCTTTTATTTCGTCAGATGAAAACCGAAGACGATTATTGGAAGTATCACGGGCAAGAGTTTCCATTCATTGGTTGGAATGAGTTAACCAAGCAGCCAAACAGCAATTTGTATGACATGATGATGTCTTGCAATCGCTCAAGCTTTCTACCAGCTGAGCATACGCCGAAGGATTGTTTAACCTTTGACAATGAAGGTAACATTATTGACGGGGTGTTACCTGAACTTCCGCTGGTAGTTTTTTCTACTACAAACCCTTACGGGGTTGGGCACAACTGGGTGAAGCAGCGTTTCATTGACCCCGCCCCTTGCGGTAAAGTAGTTCGAATTACGAAAGAGGTGTTTAACCCTCGAACGCAGAAAAAAGAAGAAATTTCAAAAACGCAAGTGCGCATATTTAGCTCATACAAAGAGAACCGTTTCTTAAGCCCTGAGTATGTGCTTGAACTAGAAAACATAACCGACCCAAACAAACGTAAGGCATGGTTGGAAGGCGATTGGGATATTACATCGGGCGGCATGTTCGACGATGTGTGGTCATCACAATACAACGTTGTGGAGCCGTTTAGTATACCTAACACTTGGCGGGTGTTTAGAAGTTTTGACTGGGGTTCAAGCAAACCGTTCAGTGTTGGTTGGTGGGCTGAAAGCGATGGAAGCGATTACGTTGACCACAACGGTAACGTTAGAAGTTCAGTGCGCGGTGACTTGTTTAGAATTGGGGAATGGTACGGTTGGAATGGCGTTCCAAATAAAGGTCTTACAATGCTGGCGACCCAAGTTGCTAAAGGTATTGTAGTACGCGAGGCTAAGATGGGAATTGCGACCCGCGTAAAGGCTGGCCCTGCTGACAACAGTATCTGGGATGATGTTAATGGTAACTGCATTGCCCGTGACATGGGTAAAAAAGTTCGTATTGACGGCAAGCTATATCAGGGCGTATCATGGGAAAGAAGTAATAAAAGCGCGGGTAGCCGAAAGAATGGTTGGGAGTTAATGCGTATTGCCATAAGTAACGCGCAACCCAATGAGCACGGCTACCCACGTGAAGAACCTGGAATGTTTGTGTTTAGAAACTGCGATCAGTTCATAAGAACAGTGCCAACAATTCCACGTGACACTAAAGATTTGGACGATGTTGACACCGATGCTGAAGACCATATTGCAGACGAAACGCGGTACGTAATATTAAGCGTTGGTAACAGATTTAGTACGGGTAGAACTACGGGACATCACTAAGGTAAAGCTAATGAGTTCGAAAACTAAGGTACATCCTTTATATACTGCCATGCTTGAAGCGTGGAATAAGTGCAACGATGCTTTCATGGGATCAGATACGGTTAAGAGTAAGCGCGACACTTACTTACCACCAACTTCTGGAATGCGTCAAGATGGGTTTGGAAAAGGCGATACTGCTGGTGAACAGTCTTATCAAGCTTATCTAACTCGTGCGTACTTTCCTGATGTCTTCGCTGAAGCTGTTGAAACCGCGATTGGTGTTATGCACCGCAAACCAGCTATTATTAATGTAACACCTAAGCTTGAGGTAATGCTAGAGCGTGCCTCCAGCACTGGTGAAGATTTACAGATGCTTTTGCGGCGTATTAATGCGCTACAACTACGTTCAGGGCGGCTCGCTTTGCTTGGGGATATTGAGGTTGGTACTGATAACTTACCGCGACCTACAATTAAAATTTACAGCGAGCGCTCGGCTTACAATTGGGACGAATGTAAACTTGCTTCCGGTGAAGGTTTAAGTTTGCGATTTGTGGCGCTGGATGAAAGCGGTTACGAACTTCAGACCAATTTTGAATGGGAGCACAAAGATAGAACCCGTTTGTTAGCTTTGATTAACCCCGAAACTAAACAACTAGCTGTTAAAGATGAAAACGGTGAGATACCTTCAAACGCTGTATACGGCTATGCTGAGCTTGAGGATAACGACGACTTTGCTAAAGCCCAGTATGATATTGTTAATGCGCAGGGTACAACCTTAGATCAAATTCCATTAGTTTTTATCAACAGTAAGGATTTAAATCCTTCACCTGATAAGCCACCGCTTGAGGGTTTGGCGGATTTAATGTTCACTATTTATCGAGGTGAAGCCGATTATCGCCAGCACATCTTTGAACAAAGCCAAGATACTTTAGTTCGCATTGGTGCAAATGGTGACGAGGAAGAAGTTCGTATTGGTAGCGGTGCTCTCATTGACGTTCCAATTAATGGTGACGCCAAGTTCATAGGGGTTAATAGCCAAGGGCTTACCGAGCAGCGCACAGCACTTGAAAATGATTATAAGAAGGCTGAAGCTAAAAGCTCAAAATTAATGAGCCAAGCGGGTGAGGGTGCTGAAAGTGGTGAAGCCCTTAGAATACGTGTGGCGGCACAAACCGCAACGCTACCGCAAATAGCTGAGGCGGGAGCTCAGGGTTTAACAACCGTACTTAAGCAGCTAGCCGTCTTGCTTGGTGACAACCCCGACGATATTATCGTAACGCCCAATAAAGAATTTACGGATACTAGCGGTAATGCTCAAACTCTTACGGGAATTGTTACAGCTAAGTTCCAAGGCGCTCCAATTAGCGACGAAAGTATTCACGCTTGGATGGTTGAGAATAAGTTTACTTCAAAAACTTATGAGGAAGAGATTGCGCTTATTAACGCAGAGGAGCCTAGAGTATAATGCTTGAAGTTAAACGCCTTAAAGGTCAAGCCGCCGACAATGTAATTAAAGAAGTGGACGCGCACATTGAAAAGCGTAAAAAGGCGCTTAAGAATATGGGTGCAAAATCTTTTGAGGCCGTTTATGTTGACGGCCGAAAACCTCGGAGCTTAGTCAATGGCTAAAGTTGAGATAGTAGATAAAGGTACTGATTGGACTGAAGGTTTAATTGAGGACATTTACCTACCGCTTATCGAAAAGTTAATGGGGCCGATTAGTGAGGCTAACACGCCCGAGGGTATTCCTGAAAAGATACAGAAGATGTTAGCCAAGGACTTTGCTAAGAACGCAGAATGGAAGATTACACTACAGGCTAACGAGCGTAATGCAAAGATACAAATAACTGGTCCTAATATTGGCTTTAGGCGCACCATTAGCCGCAGGCGTAATACGATAGTCCATGATTATTTCGAGTTAGGGCAAGCACTCCAGGGTAAAGGAATTGCAGATTTAGTGCTTGGCAGTACGTTAGATTTATCAGAACGCACTGGTATCAGTAACGTTGAGCTAAACGCGAACCTGGATGTTGGCGGTTATGCGTGGTTACGTAAAGGCTTCTACCCTGACGATGGTAAAATAGACCTTTTACCAATAGCTGAGCGTTTTATGGAAAGGGATCCTGAACTTGGCCGGAAGCTTTATAACACTATCAACGAATTGGATGATGACGCGTTAAAGCGTTATGTTCTTAGTGAAGACTTTAAACAATATAAGGACGCTTTCCTTGGTTCAAACTGGAATGGTAATGCTGACCTTAACGATGAAATAACACGGGTCGCATTCAAGGAGGGTGCAGGCCCAGCCAGCCGATTGGCAAAGCGAGGGTTAACTCCTCCGCAGACTGCAAACGAAAAGATACTTGATAAGTTCATACGCCATCAAACCTATCTGCAGCGCTTTTCCGCTGGCGCTACCAAGGAGGCTATCGAGTATTTTAAAGCCACTGAAGACAAGCTACGAAAGGAGCTTCTGGCTTGGGCTGAAAAGTTTGAAGGTGTTGACCCAATCAGTAAAAAGGGTAAAGCCCTTATTAAAGAACTTGAAGCCCTTGTTGTAGATATTCGTAGTAATGCTTGGGAGGCTGTTGAGGAACAGGCCGATACGGTTTTTAAAGCCCTAGCAGCCACAGAGCAGGCCGCAACAATGGCAACCATACAAGCCCCTTTCCCGGTATCGTTAGGCTTACAGGGGCTCCCACAAAGCACGCTATCAGCAATTGTAACTAGCAGGCCGTTCGAGGGGCGCACCCTTAATGAGTGGTTAGAGCGTAACAGAAATATTGACGTTGTAGGTATAACCCGAGCATGTAAAAACGCTATGCTTAACGGGCAAACCCCTACGCAAGCGGCGCGAGCGGCTATGGGCACTAGCTCGCTAGGTTATCGGGACGGAAAAGCCCGTAAAGCGTTTCACAACCTTGAATCTGTATATTTAACCGTTACCAATGGGATTGGTAATGAGGTTAAACAACGAGTATATCAAGAAAATAGTGACATTATAAAGACTGAATTGTTTGTTGCAACTTTAGATATTAGAACGACAATTGAATGCGCTCGTAATGACGGTGAAACATTTACTTTAGGTAAAGGGCCAAAACCCCCTTTACACTTCCGTTGTCGCTCATTGCGTGTGCCTTACATTAACCCTGATAACTTGGGTAACAGGGGTTATGATGCGTCAAATAATAAAGAGTTCTTACGTGAATTTGCACGTGAAAATAATCTTGGGACAATTACCAACTATTCACAATTGCCAAGAGGTTATAAAGGTGCGTACAATAAATGGAGCCGTAAGCGTATTCGGCAGGAAGTTGGGCAAGTTCCAGCAACCACGTCATTCCAGAAATGGTTTGACAACCAAAGTTCAGAATTCCAACGTGAATATCTTGGGCCAGCTAGGTTCGAAATTTACCGTCAGCACGGGCTTAAGCTGGATAAATTCGTTACCCGTGACGGGTATGAATTGACGGTTGATCAACTTAATAAACTTGTATCTTAAGCGCATGGGCGCGGGAGAAAATATGAAAACTAATATGCTTCGTTTAGCAATTGCATCCACCTTAATGTTATCTGCGCGTGCTGGTAACGACGACATCATGCTAGAAACTGCGTACGACAGTTTGGACAGCGTACCCGAACAGTTCCGTTCGTTATATGAGGAGCGTGAGGGTAAGGCGGTATTGTCTAAGGTTGTCGGTTTAAAGACTCAAGACGATATTAACCGCTTGCAGGAAGCGCTTAATAAAGAGCGTAATGACCACAAGCAAGTGAAGTCACAAATTGGCCGCTTGGGTGGTCGCGAGGTAGATGACATTCTTAAAGACCTAGACCGTATACCTGAGCTTGAGGCTGCGGCTAAGGGTGCTGACAATATTGACGAACGTGTTGCAGCTAAGTTGCAACAAGTTGAAGCACCTCTCAAGCGCGAGTTGCAGGATGCGCAGGGTAAACTAGAGCAGTTGCAGCAACAAGTTGAGCAATACAAACAAAAAGAAACTGCGCGCAAAGTCACGGATAATGTGGTCAAATCTGCCACCGAAGCTAAAGCGTTACCTGAAGCGACTGAAGACATTGCGTTTCTTGGACGTTCAATCTTCGAGGTCAACGATAATGGAGATGTGGTTGCAAAGTCGGATATTCCAGGTGTAACCCCAGGAATTAGCCCTGAAGTTTGGATTACCGAGCTTAAACGTAGCAAGCCGTACTATTGGCCCGCTTCGTCTGGTGCAGGCGGTCGCGGTAACAGTGGCGGTGACGGTGCTGGCACTAACCCGTTCAGTAAGGGTAACTGGAACCTAACTGAACAAGGTCGTTTGATTACTCAGGACCGTGCTAAGGCTGAGCAGTTAGCGAAACAGGCGGGTACACACATCGGCGGACCTAAACCCGAATAGTATAATTCCAACTTATACTAATTCATATAGTATAAATTTGCAATAAACAATTAGATATACTAACATAAATAGCGAAGTCAATGGTGGCTTCGCTATTTTCGTATAAGCTGGCGGTCATGGGATTCGCGGCAAGTTATTAATAAGCCATAATTCCAAAAGGAGCGACTGATGGCTAAAAAGATTCTAGACCGCTTCGGTCTACCATTGCGCGCAGGCGCTGAAGGTATGACGAAAATTTCTGACGTCATTGTACCTGAAATTTTCAACCCTAACGTACAGCAAATCACCGAAGAAAAATCGCGCATTGTCCAATCTGGTGCGGTTGTACGTGACCCGCAGATCGACAACGAGCTTGCTGGCGGTGGTGTTACCTTCAATACACCTTCATACAAAGATCTTGACAACGTAGAAGAGAATATTTCTTCTGACGACCAAGGCGATAAGTATACAGGCGGAACAAACGATTCTAAACCTCAGAAGACTGGTATGGCTAACGAAGTTAGCGTGCGCCTATCGCGTAACCAATCATGGTCAAGCGGCGACTTAACTGCTGCTTTACAAGGTTCAGATCCTATGGACTCTATTGCGAGCCGAGTTGGTAACTATCGCGCTCTACGTATGCAAGCGGCGTTCATTGCCACAATGAAAGGTATCTTTGCTGATAACGATGCTGCCCCAACTTCGGGTGAGCACGTTCAAGGTGACTTAACCAACGATATTAAAGGTGCATCGGTTTCTGAAGCTACCAAGTTCAGTGCCCCTGCGTTCCTTGACGCTTGTGTAACTATGGGTGACAGTCAAGAAGACTTGGGCCTTGTAATGGTTCACTCAATCGTTTACAACCGTATGCAGAAACAAAACTTAATTGATTTTGTACCTGATGCACGCGGCGAAGTGCGTATTCCAACCTTCCTAGGACGCACGGTAGTAGTTGACGACAGTATGCCAAAATCAGGCGGTGTTTACGAAACTTGGATGTTCGGTGCTGGTGCGGTTCGCATTGGTATGGGTAATCCTAAGGTTCCAACCGAAACCAAGCGTGACCCTGATTCTGGTAACGGTGCGGGTTCTGAAATCCTATACAACCGTTGGGAATGGTGTATCCACCCAACTGGTCACGCATTTGCTGTCGCTGCGTCAGGTGGTGGCCCTTCTAATGCTGCTACAGCGGGCAACCTTGCCCATGCGGACAGCTGGAAGCGCGTATACTCAGAGCGTAAGCAGATCAAGATTGCACGCTTGATCACACGCGAGCACGCTTAATCTAAGGGGCTTCGGCCCCTTAAGGATTTTAAAATGACTTATACTAAGCATTTACGCCACAGACAGTACGAGCGTATACGGCACTCAAAGCAGTTTAAGCAATACCTGGAGCGCGAATCAATTCGCCTTGGTATTCCAGAAAACGAAGTTTTCGAAATGCTTAAAACGATGACGGCTGCTGAACTGGCTGAAACTGTTCTGGCAAGTTTTGAGCTTGCCGCTACCGACCCTAATCCGGTGACGGCTGGGGCTACTATAGTTGTATTTATGCGTAACACCTTTCCTGAAGAGGATGTTCAGGCTATTACTGGGGTAACTTGGAGTTGGCCTCCTGAAACTACAGTCGTGGAACGAAATCCGAGCTCAGACCAATATGAATATCGTAAAGGTTTTAAAGCGGTTGATAATGGTAGTTACACAGTTACGGCTGAGTGGATGGGCGTTACAAAGTCCGTGACAATCATTCCAAATATTAGATAACGGAGCTTAATATGAATTTAGCAAACGCATTGCAGTCGTTGGATGTTGAAAACGACGAGCATTGGACTCAGGACGGGCAGGCTCGACTTGACGTTCTTAAAGAAATGGTAGGCTCGCAGGTTACACGGGACGACATTAAAGAAGTTGCGCCCAAGTTTACGCGAGCTAATAATGTGGTCACTAGCGATAAACAGCCAGATAACCCTTTCGCCGAAGATGCTGGCAAAGCCGAAAAAGACTTAGAAGGCAAAAGCGTAGACGGCGGAGAGGAAGCGGGCGAAACAGTTGAAGTTAACGTTACGGATTACGATAGCGCCAAATCTGAATTGCAGGGGCAACTCGAAGAAGCTAAAGTTAAGTTAACTGAGGCGCAGAAGGTTTATGATTCTCTTGTTGCTGAAATGGATGCTTTGGTTGTTGAGGAAGAGCAAGCAAACGCGACTTCATTCAGTGAAGATGTTAAAGCCTTTCAGAAGCAGGAGCATGACGCTCGAGTTCGACAAATTGAACAGACTGCGCAAATGAAGTTAATGCTGGAAGCCATTCAAAGCAAGCAAGCGCAGTAAGGTTTCTTACTTGGGGAGTGAAAGGGCTTGCGCTATGCGTTAAGCCCTTTATTTTTGGAGGTTTAAATGTTAGTTGAAGATGGTACTGGGGTTCCCAATGCAACCAGTTACGTGAATTTGGTCTTTGCTGACGATTATTTTGCAAAGAAGGGCGTTTCGGTTTGGGCTACGCTGACCGACGAGCGTAAAGAAGGTCTGTTGGAAAGCGGAACCAGATATTGTGACAGCAAATACGGGAGCAAGTTGCAAGGAGTGCCGTTAAATTTAGAGCAAGGGTTGGAATTTCCCCGTCATAACTTAACAGACCGTTATTCGCGCCCTATTACTGGTGTGCCGTTGGATGTCAAGATTGCAGCATGTGAATATGCCTTGCTTGATTATAACGGGCAACTTTTCGTTTCGGGAACTTCGGTCGAGCCAGGATTAAAATCCAAGACGACTAAAGTTGGGCCGATTACCACTGCCAAGGAGTATCAAGATAGTTATGCACCTCAGACGTATGTTACTCATAGTTACCCCGACAGCTTGATGGCAACTTATGTCCAGAAGAAGTCTGGCGGCACAATTAGGAATTAAGTATGGCGAATTCGGATGCTTTTTATAATGAGATAGTTGCTGAAGTTGATGCCGTACTTCTTGAGTTGGGTAAATCTTACGATGTTATGGGGGAAGGTGTTTACAACAACACTACGCTGACCACAACAGACGGCCCTGTACGGCCTGTAACGGGTTTAGTTGCAGACCAGCAGACTAGCCTACAGATTGGGGCGATTTCGGGCAACACAGGGGATTACAGTTGGCTAGGTGCTAAGAATTTGCTGCTGAGCCCAAGCGCTAACCCGCAACCTGACGAGCGAATTAATGTGGACGGGGTTTGGTACGAACTCAACAACATTGTAGAGATAAAACCCGCCGACGTTGCTGTACTGTACATATTGGACATAAGCTAATGAGTTTTGGCGCTCAGTTAAAGAAGTTTAAAGTTAACACTATGGGCAGATACGTAAAGGTTAAACGTCAAAGCGCGTTTGACCTTTTCTCAGCTATTATTATTGAAACTCCGGTTGATAAAGGGGTGCTCCGTAATAACTGGAACGTTAGCTTTAAAACACCTGACAATAGTACAACCGACCAAGCCGATAAATCTAACGAGCCGATTGATCGTGTTGAGCGGCAACTGGAAGGTGTGGATGTTATTAACGACATATTCTTTAGTAACAATTTACCATATATAATCCCCATCGAATATGAAGGATTGTCCGGTAAGGCTAAGCAAGGGGTGGTTCGGGTTAATACCGTTAGATGGCCTAATATTGTTCTTAACAACGTAAGGAATTTTAACACATGAGCCAGTTATATATCACTAAAGCCCTACAGGATGCAGTAATTGCGGCGGCTGGTAGCACCCCGCTAGAGCTACCTCAACAAACGCTAAATAAGTCACAGAAGGGTGGTTTATGGTTGAAACTCACGTTTATACGCGGGCAATCTACGGTTGCAACGTTGGGCGACCAAGGTGAGGACAATGCTCCAGGTATTGCTCAGATCGACGTATGTTATCCGAAAGGAAAAGGAGAGGGTGAAGTATTAGCAAAAGTTGATGATTTAGTTAAACTTTTTCCAGCTGGTAGTTCATTTACTTATGGGGGACAGTGGGTTAAGCTTTTAGGGGTAAGTGCTGGCGGCGAACGCACTGTAGCAGGCACTTATAAGATCAGTATTACACTCAGATATTACGCACGCTATAAGCGGCGCTAGGAGGAAATTATGGCTGACGGTAGCCGTCATTCACTATACGCGGTTAAGGAGGATACTTACAATGTAACTCCAACTGACCCCGCGTTAGAACTGGTACGCATCACGGGGACTACTTTAGGTCTTGCGAAAGACACATTGGAAAGCCAAGAAATTCGAAGTGACCGCCAAATCGCAGAAATGCGTATGGGTGCGAACCGTGTTGCGGGCGACATTAACTTTGAGTTAAGTTACACCACGTTTGATACACTGCTAGAGGCGGTTTTAATGTCCGCACCTTGGGAGGTGGATACTCCGGTGGCAGGCACGGACCAGATTAAGTGTGGTCAGACACGTAACTCGTTCACTTTTGTCCGGAATTTCGCAGACCTTGCAACAAAGAGTTACTTTGTTTACACGGGTTGTGAAATTAACCAAATGACTTTGTCAATTCCAGCTAACAACATGATCACTGGAACGTTTTCGGTTGTTGGTGCTAGCCAGACGATTGTTAACGACCTTAGTGCAATGGGTACGCCAACGTTTCCCCCTGCAACCACGACCGCAGCGCTTGATTCATTCACTGGGAACCTGAATGAAAATGGTACAACTATTGCAGTTATTACCGAGATTCAGTTAACCCTTAATAATAATATCGAACCGCGTTATGTGGTAGGTCAAAAGAACTCAATTCGAAATTCAGTAGGACGCTCAAACCTTACTGGGCAGATTACTGCTTACTTCGAAGACGCCAGTTTGGTAGAGAAATTCATCAACGAAGTTGAAAGTGACATTGACTTCCAGCTGCCTGATCCCGATGGTAACGTGCAGAAGCACCGCTTACCACGTATTAAGTACACAGGCGGTCAACCTGACGTTACTTCTGAAGGGCCAATTACCCTAACGCTACCGTTCCAAGCGCTGCTAGACCCAGCAACCGGAACCAACTACTTAATTGAACGTACTCCTGCATAATTAGGATAATAATAATGAAAGAATTTTTTACCCGTCAAAAAGCTGAAGAAGGCGTAAGCCTGCCACTACAAACCCCGGATGGAAAAGACAGCGAGCATAAGTTAACCGTTCGCGGCGTAGATAGCGATGTTTATCGCCAAGCGGAGTTTGAAAGTAAGCGTAAGGCTGCTGAGATTGCACAAATTGAAGATTTGAAAGATCGCTATGCGGCAATGCGGGATGAGCAACGCCGCCTAGTGGCAGTTCTTATTATAGATTGGACTTTCGAAGCCGAATGTACAATGGAAAATAAAATTGAGTTCCTAACAAACGCTCCACAGATTGAAGATGTTGTGAACCGATTTGCAGGAACCCGCCAAGCTTTTTTCAGCAAAAGGTCGTCCAGCTCTACAAGTGGGCAGAAGCAGAAGTAAAGCTTACGATTCCACCTAAAGGGTCTGACGCGCCACTTAAAGCCCATCTGGAACAGGTTTTTAAGTCTACGGGGGTTAAGCCTAAGCCATTGGCAGAGCAACCCCCAGTTCCTGAAGAGCTGGGCTACTTGTTGGACGCTTTTATGGAGGTTAAGGGGGTTAACCCGTTAACTTACACGGAATTAAAAAGCTGGAGCGACCTTAACCGCATTCAGTTACTTCCATGGGAAGTAGATGTGATTACAACCCTGGACCGTATACAGTGGAGAATATTAAATGAGCGAAGAGTTAGCCAGACTCCGAATAAAGGTGGAAAGCCTTGAAGCTAGTGTAGCTGAAGATCGCTTAGATAAACTTGCTAAGCAAGGTGGCAAAACTGAACGGGCGACCGATTCGTTGGCTAAAACTGCGCTCGGGTTGAAGGTGGCGTTGACTGCAACGGCTGGCGCGGCGGTGTACATGATTCGACAAACCGCC